TCAGACGATCAGCCCGCGCCTGAACCCCTCGGCCACCGCCTGGGTGCGCGAGACGCAGCCGAGCTTCACCCGGGCCGAGCGCAGGTGGAAATCGACGCCGTGGCGTGAAATCCCCATCAGCTCACCGATCTCCCAGTCGGTCTTGCCCTCGGCGACCCATTGCAGGCTCTCGCGCTCGCGCGGGGTCAAACCCATCCGCCGCTCGCTGGGGCCGTTGTCGATGAGCAGCGTCTGCCCGACCACGTAGGAGGCGATGAGGGTGAGCATGCCGCGCTGTCCCGGGCTGATATCGAGCTGCCGGCCGGCGAAGGTCAGGCCGCCGCGCTCCTCCTCCAGCGTCGCGAGCGGCACGGTGAAGCCGTCGCCGAGACCGAACTCGACCGCCTCGTTCATCACCTGCAGCGCCTTCGGATCCTGGAGGCCCGCCGGATCGATCTCGGACCAGCGGAAGCCGGTCGTGCTGGACAGGGTCGCCTGCACGATCGGGTCAAAATACATGTAGCCTTTCGAGAAGTAGAGGCGGTTCCATTCGTCGGAGGTGTTTTCAAGTATAACGAAGTTCTTCTGGGTTCGTGCCGGAAGCCGCTTCTGCGGGATCATCGCCGAGATGACGTATTCGATCCCCATCGCATTGAGCCGGGGCATGATCGCCCGCAGGATGTCCTCGCGCGAATGCGCTCGGTCGAGCGACTTGAGGATTTCCAACGTCAGGTCGAGCGATTTTCTGGACATGGCCGGGCGAAAAAATAACTCTCACATCACGATAAGTCGCTCGGCCGCCCTTGAGAAGGGCAATGAGAGATTTCGTTTAGGTTGCCATGCCGAGCCCGCTGCGCGGTGTCCCGACGGGGAGCCCGGCCCCGCCTCGCCGACCGTACTGCTTGAGCCGGTGCTGCCAAGCAATGCGCTGGATCAAATTGCACCGGGAGACAGGCCCGGTGCGCAGGCCGCGTCCGCATCGCGCGGAAGGGCACGCAGAAGGGTGCGGAAGGGGTTGCGCTGCCCGAAGCGGACCGCTATGAGCCGCGAGCCCGTACGGGCATCGGAGTGTAGCGCAGCCCGGTAGCGCACCTGTCTGGGGGACAGGGGGTCGTCGGTTCAAGTCCGGCCACTCCGACCATTACTTGCCAATGACTTAGGGCAGGCTCAGCCCTTCGCCCCTCCGCCGTTTTGCAGAGCGTTTTGCAAGTTTCTGTTCCGGCGGTGTTCGTCGAGCTTCGCGATCGCCGATTCGGCCAGCGTCCGGGTTCGGGCCAGATACCGGTCCAAGATCTTCTGCGCGTGCGCCTGCGAGTGACCCGTGATGGTCGCGATTTCCGGCACCGTGCAGCCTGCCTCCGCCAGCATCGTCACCGCCGTTCCGCGCAGGTCGTGGAAGTGGAGATCCTCGGCGATCTTCGCCTCCGCGAACGCCTCGCTCCACAACTCGTGGAAGCGCCGCTTGCGCCAGGCCGCGCCGCGCGGGGCGACGAGGATCGTGGTTGCGCGACGAGGTGCCGCGTCGAGCGCCGCCTTCAAGGCACGGGTCGCAGGCACGTAGACCAGCCTGCGGCTTTTGCTCTGGCTGCGGACGGTCACCGCCGTGCCGTCCCATGCCGACCACGGCAGCATCAGAAGGTCGACCTGACGTTGTCCGGTGTGGAGGGCGAGCATCATCGCTAGCCGGATCTCGGGCGAGGCGACCGCCTCGAATGCGGCGACGTGCTCCGGCATCCAGATCATTTCGGCGCGGTCTGAGCGGTAGGCGCGCTCGAAGTTGGCGACCGGGTTATGCCGGATGTGCCCGCGATCGACGCCCCAAGCGAAGACGCGCGCCAGCCGCCCGAGCTTCGCGTCGGCCGCCTTCGGGTGCTTCTCGGCGAGATTGTCGTGCCACTTCAGGAAGGCGGGCCGGCTGCGCGGGTTCTCGACGATGGTCAGCAGCGTCGAGCCCCATCGCTCCTCGCACGCCTTCAGGTCATAGGCGGCGCTCTCTCGCGTCTTGGCGGCGAGTTCGGTCCAGGCCCGTGATTCCCGGTACTGCCGGATCAGCCATTCGACGGTGCCCTCGCTGCGCGCCAGGGCCGTGTTGCGGACCGCGTCCTGAAACGAGCGGATGAACTCGGGCGTACCGGGGTCACCGACGAGCTTCGTGCCGGTGGCGCGATGGTAGTGGTAGACCTTCTCCGTTCCGTCGGCGAGCTTCGCGCGGACGGTGTTGATGCCTCGCAGCCTAACCCGCATTCTCGGCCAGCCATTCGTCGATGGACGTGGTCGCATCAGAGATCAGGCCGGAACGGCGATCAAGCGCGCGATCGATGGCTCGCCGGTCCCACCGGTGCGTGCCGGTGATCGGGCCCGGCACGATGCCCTTGCGCACCCATCCGTCGAACGCCTCGACCGTCTCGCAGCCGCAGTATTCGGCTGCCTGGGCGCGGGTCAGGCACCGGGGAGCGATGTTCGCCGGCAGCCGCTTTGACCCGCTCGCCCCTCCGTTGGGGATGCCCGGCAGGCTGGCGCTACGCATCTCGGCCTCGTGCGGTGGTGGTGGGTTGGATGTTGAGGAGGCCGTTCGGCGGCAGGCCGTTGCGGCTCCGGAGCAGTTCGATCCGCTCGACGTGACGGGCGTTCCCGCGCCGCTGTGCCTCGAAGTAGCTCGCTCCGTAGCGGTCAGTCTCAATCGCGCCAGCCTGTATCGCCAAGGCGCGCTTGCTCTTCGCGATGTCGAAATGGACCCACGAGGCGTTGCGGTGCTTGCCGAAGGACAGCGTCGCGTGCCCCTGGATCCATTTCCGCTGCACGCCGATGCGGTCCACCATGGCCAGCAACTCGTTGAGGCTGTCGGCCCAAAGGTGGCACATCATCATGTTGCCGAACGGGAAGATGGGCTGATCGACGTAGACGCCCATCAGAAGTCCCCCGGTGCGACTTGGCAGCAGACGATGCCGCGCGAGCGCCACATCGCCACCATGGAAGCTCGATCCTCGAACACGAGCGCGGGCGTGCGCCCCTCGTCGAGCCATTCGGCCTTGAGGACGGTGTCGGGCCGGTGGTCGCCCGCGCGGCGCGTCCGGATCGGGATGTGACCCAGCCCGTGCTCGGCGAGCCAAGCCGTCGTCTTGTCCTTCACCTCGTCGGACCGGCCGGACCAAATCTCCACCTCGGCGCCGGTGCTGTGGAGCGCCAGGAGCGTGCGGATAAGCGGGTGGCAGGGCTCGTCCCGATCGCAGGCAGCGTAGAACCCGCGCCAGTCCTTCTCCCTGCTCGGGCGATTCAGGAAGTGCGCCCGGTGATCGGTGAGGGCCAAGGTGCCGTCCAGGTCGAACACGACGAACATGCGCTTCCTCATCTGAGAGACGATCTGATCGGTGGTGGCGCTCATCAGCCGTCCTTCCCGAGATACGGCAGCAGCGGCGTGCTGCTCTGGGTCTCGTGTGCAATCCGCATGGGCTCGCGCATGGCCTCGCCGAGGGTGACGCTGGAGCCCGGCGGGACGGTGTTCGCGAGGAACTCGTCCTCGAACATGACGATGCCGACCTCGACCGCTTCGAGCTTCGCCTTGATGACGAGGGCGAGCGCCCGCCAGCTCGCGCGGCAGGCCTGCTCCCATGCTCCCTCGGCGACGTTCGCCGCCCGCGGCTTGCCGGTCTCCGTATGCGTGAAAGCGCGGTCCTTTTGATCGGGCATCGGCACCCGGAAGAGGATGCGGCGGCCGCGCATCACGAACGAGACGGCGGCGCGCTCGTCGCTCTCCATGTGCATGAACTCGTTGGCCCCGTAGCGCCGGACGGTCGTCCGGATCTCGGCGATGCTGCGGTCCATCGAGACCGACGTGTCGGCGGCGAAACGGCGGGTCATGTCAGCACCTCGGGCATGCCGTTATGCTCCACGCCATCGAGGAGGCGGCCGGCGAGCTTCTTGCCGACGCGCGAGACGAAGGCGGCTCCGGCGTCAGGGTAGAGTTCTTCGCGCCGCGCCGGCCCGTCCGTGTGCGCCCGCAGGGCCCGCCATCCGTTCGGGAAGGCTCGCGGGTTGTTGGGATCGTCGCCGATCCACTCGCCGTTCTGCTTGTGCAGGTACGGCACACCGGCCGATGCGCAGGCGTCGCGGATGTCTCGGAACCACTGCGGGTGCGTCGACCGGGCTGCGTGCCGCCCCTGGTCTGTCTCGCCGCCCGTGATGACCCAATCGATGCGCTCGATATCGGATGCCTTCAGGGCGTCACGCACGATCACGAAGTCGTCCGCCTTGCCGTAGATGATCCGGGTGAAGTCGATCGGACCGAGTAGCGGCTCGGCCGAGACGAAGGTCAGGGCCGGGCGCAGCTCGCGCGCCGCGTCCAGCACGTGCCGCACATTGATGTTGGCCCGCTTCTGATCCTCGCATGTGGTGCCGAGTGCGGCGTTCTCGGGCAGCCCGCCGGCAGCCTCGCACATGGCGACGATGTTTTGCGGCCGTTTCGTCAGCAGCAGCCAGAGCAGGTTCGGAGTCGCCCGGATCAGGTCGAACCACTCGCGACGCATCGCGGGGTCAGCCCGATTGTCGAAGGGATCGCACAGGCTCGGAAAAACACGGAGCATGCGCCCTGCAGCCTTAGCCTCCCGGTCCCATGCCAGCGGCTTCCGCCAATAGCCGGCGCTGGTCCGCGAGCGCTCGCCGTGGGGCCCCCACTCGACCCGGCCCATGCGGGTGTCCATCAGGTGCTCGGCATAACAGCCGTCGCACGCCGGGCTGACCTTCGTGCAGCCGATCCAGGGTGACCACGTGTGGTCGGTCCATTCGATGGTGCTGTGCTCGGCCATGGCGGTCACTCCGCGGCAATCAGGTTGGCAGGCTTGGCGAAGTCCTCGGCGCGCAGGTGTTTGCCGTCCGGCGTCACCAGGCTGAGGATGTGCGGGACGCGGAGAACTTCGGCCTCTGCCTCTTCGCGCGTGTACCGCCCGGCAAAAGTCATATCGGCGGTGTAACCGCAGTATTGCGGGCCGTAATAGCAGTCGTTCTTGCGCGACCAGATGCGATAGACGGGCGCCGATCCGAACGCGATCTTCTTTAGGAGTGCCGCGCGCTCGAAGTTCTCGCTTCTGACCGCGCGGCCAATCTCCCGCTCGATTTGCTTGCGGCGCTGGTCGTCATTCCTCTTCCGCCGGAGGTCTGGCGGCGGCGCGGTGAACATCTCGTACGCCGAGGCGAAGGTGACGCCGAACCGGCCGATCTGGATGGCCCAACGGTCGTTGAGCGAGTAGAACGCCCGCCCTCGCAGGACTCGCCCCTTGCTGTCGATGAACCATGCGAGCGCGCCGTGCTCTAGGAGCCTGCCGTCCGCCGCCTTGCGGCACCGGTCGCCGTTCGTGTAGCGGGACCGGCCGAGTTCGGGCACGAAATGTCCCGACTGGCGGGCATTCCGCTCGATCCATTCCGCAGCCGGCAGTTCACCTGAGCTGGCTCCGCAACGCTGGTTGCGAGGCGCCCTGACCTTCAGTTCGGCCCGCTCGCCCAGCCAATCCAGGATACGGCGGATCTCTAAGTCCATCCGCAGCCGGTCGAGGTACGGCGCCCGGCCTCGCTTGTCGAAGTCGTAGCGCCGACCGTTCCGGTTCTCCTGCTTGGCCTGTTCCGACCAGAACTCCACCTCAATGGATCGGCCGTGGCACTCAGCCTTCGCGCGCAGGTCGCCACGCTCGGCGACGCGATAGTACTTGCTGATGCAGCGGTGGCGCTTCAGCACCTCCGGATCAGCCGTGACGCGCCACCCGCGCCGCCGCATCCAAGCCGTGAGCGGCTCGAAGATCTCGGAACGGAAGGTCGGGTCGTTCGGGTCGTCCTGCCAGATGCCGATCCGCGTATCGTGGAGATTGATGTCGAGCTTGCGTGATTTGTCGGCCATGGCGGTCACTCGGCTGCGAGGGGAAGGACGGGGGCAGCAACGAGCGGCTGCCAGCGGATCAGCACGCCCTCGAAGGCGATGCGGTCGCCCTCCTCCGGCGGGTGCTCGGCCCACCAGAAGCGAGCCATGTCCTCGATGCTCTCGAAGCCGTCCTCGCGCGCGAAGGCCTCCATCCGGGTCGGGCTCAGCAACTCGCCGCCGACCTCGAAAAGCTCGGTTGCGCTGCGCTCCGAGAAGCACAGGCGCACCGGCATGACGGAGAGGCAGGTCGGGCGGCCGAGGAGCGTGCAATGCCGCGTCCGCATCCCGGTGTAGAGCTGAAGCTCCTCGCCTTGGCGGGCGTGGCGCTTCCGGTCCGCGCGGATCGTCTGCGCCTTCGTGCCGGCGAGGATCGGCGGGCCGAACCGCTTCTTGAAGCTGTAGGCGACCATGGGCGTCACTCCGCGGCGAAAAGGGGCATGGGCTCGGCAGCGGCGGCCGAACGGGGCGGGCGCATCTCGTCCTCGCGATAGTTCGCGGCGACGATGGCCTGGGCGACCTGCGGGCAGACGGAGTTCCCGCACGCCCGGCCCTGCTGCTCCAGTGTGAGCGCGATCTGGGAGCCGTCTTCCAGCTCGCCGCGATCGATCACGTAATCGGCCCGGAACCCCTGTGCGTTGAACCGCTCGCGGGGCGTCAGCATCCGCATGCCGATATCGACGATGGCGTAGGGCTGGCCGTTCACGGTCACCGTGACGAGGCCGTGCCGGGGCTTCGCGGTGACGGTGTGCAGCGGCTCGTCGGCCGGCTGCGAGGGCAGGCCCTCCCCGTAGTATTTCGCAAGGAAGGCGTAGACCGCCGCGGCGTGGTTGCCGCCACCGGTCACCGTCGGCGCGGGCGCGTCGACCGGTCCGTCCCGACGGTCGGAGCCGCGCAGGTTCAGCATGTGGGCGGCGACGATGCCCTGCTGGCAGCCCTTGCCGGTGATCGTCGAAACCGGCTCCTCGACCGACTTCGCGGGCTGGCCCGGATGCGATCCGGCGGTGTGCTGAGCGACGAAGGCCGCGACGAGGGTCTGGTGTCCGCCGGCGGCGGTGATGGTCGAGACGGGCTCGCGCGCGTCGGTGCCGGGCTTCGCCGCGCCGTTCCGCTCGGTGTTGTGCTGCGCCAGGAACGCGGCGACGACACCGGCCTTGCCCGCGCCGCCGGCCGTGATGGTGCCGACAGGCTCCTCGGCGGCCGATCCGACGGAGGCGCCGAACTGCCGGGTGAGATGGACGGCCGCAAGGCTGCCCTCGTTGCCGGTCGGGACGATGACGGGCGCCGGCTCGTCGATCGCACGGGCGCGCGGGTCCTGGCCGGGCCGCTCGCCGTAGCGGGGCACGAGGTAGCCGGACACGAGGGCCTGCGCGCCCGCGGTCGTGATCGTCGAGACCGGGGCGTCCGCGGGGTGAATGCCCTTGCGCGCCGCGTCGCCGCTGGTCTGGTCGACACGGATCAGGTGCGGGGCGACGATGCCGAGAGGTGCCGCGCCGCCGCCGTGCGTCTCGCTGTGATGGGAGGTCACCGTCGCGAGCGGCTGCTCCATCGCGTGGCCGGTGGCGCCGCGATTGAACTTGGTCACGAAGGGCGCGACGATCGCGTTCTGATCCTTCGGCGAGGCGCAGAGCGTGTGCAGCGGGTCGGCGGCATCACGGTTGCCGCCGCCCTGCTGGCCATAGGTGACGAAGGGCGTCACCAGGGCCTCGCCCCGGCTCGCCGTCATCGTGTTCAGCGGCTCGTCGAGCGGGTATTCCCGGCGCCCGCGGCTGTCGCCGTGGTTCACGCTGACGAGGAACGGCCGCACCGCGTTCACGACGTAGCGCATCGTGCCCTTGGCGATGCGGGCCATGGTGGCGTCAGCAAGCGGACGGTTCGCGCGGATGTTCCAGCGCGCCTTGATCTCGGCGGAGGTCTCGAAGATCGACGGGCACGGGAGCGACCAGTCGATGATCTCGGCCGCGGTCCGCCAAGGCTTCAGCAGGCCGGACCGCACCGCCTCGGACTTCGGGTCGCCGTGCGTCGGCGCCGGCCACTCGATCGGGCGACCGTCGCGGCGAGCGACGAGGAACAGGCGCTTCCGGATTGTCGGTGCGCCGTAATCGCAGGCCCGCAGCTCGCGCCACTCGACCACGTAGCCCATCGCCTCGAAGGCCTGCACGAAGCTCTTGAAGGTCGCGCCGCGCTGGAGCGGGCACGGCTTGCCGTCATCGAGGAGCGGGCCCCAATCCTGAAACTCTTCGACGTTCTCCAGGGCGACGACTTTGGGCCGCTGCCACTTCGGCAGGCTCTTGATCCAGCGCACCCCGACCCACGCCAGGCCGCGGATCGCCTTCTCGCGCGGCTTGCCGCCCTTCGCCTTGCTGAAGTGCTTGCAGTCGGGGCTCATCCAGAGGAGCCCGACGGGTCGGCCGGCGCACATGGCGCGGGCGTCCACGTTCCAGACGTCCTCCTCGATGTGGTGCGTGTCCGGATGGTTGATCCGGTGCATGGCGAGCGCGATCGCATCGTGGTTCAGGGCGAAGTCGGGATCCCGGCCGATCGCGGCCCGGATGCCCTCGGACGCGCCGCCGCCGCCCGCGAAGGAATCGATGATCAGGGGGCGCATCAGGCGGCTTTCCTCGGGCGATAGGTCTGGGCGTGCTTCGTGACGTCGGCGTAGGAGGCGCCCTGGAGCGCCCGCCACGCGTGGCGGCACCATTCGAGGTTGAAGCGGTCGATCGCGGCCTCGTCCGCCGGCAGCCGCAGCGCATGGGCGAGGAAGGACGCGACGCGCTCCTCGGCGATGGTCCGACCGTTCGGGCAGTGGCGCAGGGCCTCGCCGATCAGCCGCTCGACCTGGCGCTCGCGCAGCATCGCGCGGGCGTTGCGGGTCTCGGCGCCGGCCGGGAGCCCGACCGACGTGCCGTCCTCCGCGCAGAGGGCCCACGCCTCGGGGCAGACCGTGCAGGCCCAGACCTGGGCGTCGCGCAGGTCCGGCTCACGGGCACCGGCCTCGCGACCGGTGATGCGCTCGCACTCGGTGCCGCAATCGGCGCAGTAGATGCCGAGGGCTCTCATGCAGCCCTCCGGTCGAACGCGAGATCGGAGGAGCCGCGATAGGCGGCGACGGCCTCGTCGAAGCGAATGACGCTCTCCGGATGGAGCCGCCAGCCGCGCCCATAGATCGTCTCGACCTGGATGCGGGTCTGCGCCTCCATCAGTCGGCGCCGAACCTTGCACAGGTAGACGTCGAGGATCTTCGGCTCTGGCGGCTCGTCGCTCAGACCGTAGAGGGCGATCATCATCCGCTCGCGGTGAACCATGCCCGGAGCGGCGGCGCGCAGCGCATTGAGGAAGTCCGCCTCCATGCGACTGAGGCGCCACGCTGCCGGCAGGACGATGGTCGGGCGCAGCAACTCTTCGAGCTGGCGGACCTGCTCGCGGAGGGTGTCGCGCTCTTCGAGGAGCGCGATTACCTGGTGCCGCGAGAGATGGTGGGTGTGCATGTTCATCTCAGGCGGCCCTCCCGAGACGTGCGTCGATGGACTCGGCCCGGCGGCGCTCGCGCAGGAGCCCGCGGCAGTGGCGCGCGGCCTCGAACTCGTCGAAGTCCTTCAGGTGGTCGAGGTAATCCTCGGCCACTTCGGCGGCCCACGGCGGGACCAGTTCGAGCTCCGGCGGTCGGCCGATCCGCGCCGGTTCGGTCGGCTCGACCGGGGCGACGTCGAGCTTGGCGTCCGCTTTCTTCGCGCGGCGCATCGCCCGGCTATCGTGGCCATACTTCGCCGCGATCTGGCTGACGCGGGACCGAACGCAGCCGAAATCGGCCGCGATGTCGGCGTGGCGGGCCCCGGTTTGGAGGGCCTTCAGGATCGCGATTTCGTCGAGACCGATGACGGCTGGCACGGATCAGCCCTCCGCCTCGACCGAGTCGAACCCGGCCTTCCACTTGGCGAAGCGGCCCTCATCCTCGCGGATGGCGGTGATGACGCACCGCTTCTGCCCCGCCTTCGCGGCCTCGACGCCCTTCTTGAAGTCGGGGTCGTTCGGATCGACAGCCGGCTCCTCATCGGCGCCCTGCACTTCCTGCTCGGGTGCGGCGCTCGCCTTGATGCGATCGCGCGCCGCCTCGGCCGCGTTCTCGATCCGGGTGCGCTGAGCGCGCGAGAGCCGGTCCGCCTCGGCGTAAGGGGTCACCGCCGCCTCACAGTCGGCGATATCCTCCTCGGTGCGCGCGAGCTGCACGTCGTTCTCGAACTGAGCGACGACAGCCTCGACGTCGTCCTCGGCCTTCGGCGCGGCCTCCTCCTGCGTCGGTGCGGGCTGCTCGGTCGCCGGTGCCGGCTTCGAGGCGGTCAGGCGCGGCGGTCCGCTCGGGCGCGGCCCGGCGGGCTGGGTGCTGCTTTCGAACTGACGCGGCGGGGTGACGTCGCGGGGCGCGCTCTGGGTCGCGTCCTCGATCTCCTCGGCGGACTGGATGCCGAGCATCACCTCCGGCGCGTAGAGGCGGATCAGCATCGCCGCTGACCGCCACCGGAGCATGTGCTCGGGCATGGTCATGTACTTGGCGTTCTTGGTCCAACCGTCGGCCTTCGCCATCGCCATCGAGACGGCAACGGAGACGACCTCGCCGCTGTCCGCGAGCGCGGCGGAGGCGGTGACGGCGAGGTCGGCGCCCTGCCCTGCCGACTTCCACGTGATCCGGCTGGAGAACACACCCGACTTGTTGGCCCGGGCGATCATGTACTGCGTCTGCCAGCACGGCTTACCGGACACGACGGCGAGGTTCTGCATCACCGTGAGCGGGTCTTCGCCCATCCGGTCGGCGATGTTCAGCGCGATCAGGCAGTTCGGAAGCTTGCCCTGGAAGTGGGGCGGCACCAGCGCCGACTCCGAGAACACGCGGGCGACGCGCTGAGCGTGCTCGAACTTGTCGGGGCTCGCGAAGATGCCGACCGGGGCCAGGATCTGCGGCGGGCGGTGGTCGGCGACGGCGGGAAGCTGGGTGCGTGCGTTCACGGGTTCTCTCCTCAGGCGGCCTTGTCGGTGGCGACGATGCGGGTGCCGGGCAGCGCCGCGCCGGAGGCGGCGACGCGGTTGGCGAGGCGCTGGACGAGGTCGCGGATCTCGGGGTTGTCCTTCAGCGCCATCAGGGCGGCGTCGAAGTCCTCGATGAGCGCGGTGCGGACGCTGCGAAGGCTCGTCTTGCGACCGGCGGTGCCGGCGGCGGCGTTGGCGGCGGGCCGGATCGCCTCACCCGCCTGGGCTGCGGCAGCGCGCTCCTCGGCCTCGCGGCGGCGCTTCTCGACGAGGAAGGGCGTCTGTGCGTCCTTCAGCCGGGCTTTGAGGGTGGCGGCGGCGTCCTGCACCGGGCGCCAGCGGGCATCGACGTCCTTCGCCGCCTTCTCATGCGGCAGCTTCTCGGTGCGCCGGCCCTCCTGGGCGCGCTTCTCCATCTCGGCGAAGCGCAGCGCCCAATTCGCGGCGCGGTCGGCGCCGGCCTGATCCGTGATCGGCGTGGCGAGCCACGCTTCGGCCTCGATCCGCTCGCCTTCGAGCTCGATCCGCAGGGCCTCCAGCGGGTCGCTCGGCATGTTGGCGTAATCGGTGACGCGCTCGGGGGGCAGGTCAGGCCACGCGGCGCCCTCTTCGACGACAGCGAAGTAGACCTCCTCCGTGATCGGGGCGCGCCAGCAGAAGGTGATGACGCGCTCGCAGAACTCCTGCTCGCCCTCGGCGAGGGAGACGGGATCAGCGCGGCCGACCTTCGCCCAGCGGACGCCGTCGGCCTCCTGCCAGACCGCGACCGGCTCCAGCGTCCCATCGCGGCGACGCAGGCGGAAGAAGCCGCACGGGGCGTGCCCGAGGTCGAGGCGGTCAATTTGCCCGGCGAGGTTCGCGCGGTACCACGCGAAGGGGTCGGCCTCGGCGGCGCCGGCCTTGTCGATCATCTCCATGGGGGTCACTCCGCGGCAGGCCTGCGCGCGGACTGGGCCAGCGCGACGAGATGGTTGGGGTCGAGGGGATCGGACGCCGCCCGGATCGTGTCGGCGGTCAGCGGCCGAAGGACCGGGAGCGGGCCGGACTCGTGGTCGGGGGTGCCGGTGGCGATGTTCACCGCGGCGGCGAAGGCCAGGGCGATGGCGCGTTCATTCGAGGGACCGTCGCCGGGCAAGCCAGCGAAGCGCGGGCGCCCGTCAGCCTCCGCGAGGCCGCGGCCGTGCATCCCGCAGACCCGGATCGGGAGCCGGACGCCGAGCGCGAGGAAGGCGTCGGCAAGTTGCTGCTGGTCTGGGGTGCGGTCAGCCACGGACGGCCTCCGGGGTGAAGGTGCGCTCGGTGCCGTCGCCGGACGCGGCGAGCAGTTCGCGGGCGAGGAGGCGGGCGCCCTCGCGGGCCATGTCGAACTCGGCGGCGCGCTCGCCGTCGGGGCCGATCGCGACGAGGCGCGGGCCATCGGCGGTGCGCTCGACGGTGAGGGTGTACGGGGCGCGGTCAGCCACGGTCGCGGCCCTCCCCGTCGTCGGCCGCCTGCTGGGCGCAAGCGTCGTCGTAGGCGCGGAAAGCCGCGTAGGCGGTGAGGCCAGCGATCCCAGCGAGCGTCAGGATCCAGGGGAGGTTGGCGAGCATGGGAGGCGCCGCGAACGGAGGGCGGGCGCCGGGCCGGAGACCGACCCGGCGGACGGGTCAGGCGGCCTTCTGCTCCGGCTCGGAGCCGGGGCCGGTGTAGGGTTCGAGCTTCCAGCTCTCCTTCCAGAAGGCGACGAGGCACCCGTCAGCCTCGCACCCAACTCGAACGTCCAACCGAAGGCCAAAGGCTTGGCTATGGACGCTGTCCTTCGAGTCGTGCGTCACGAAATTGCGGATCGGGGTTTCCAGCACCTCGAGCACGACCTGCGGCTCGCCTTCACCGACGTAGTCGCTATCCGCGCGAGGCGTCACGAGGTCGCCGACCTTGAAGGGGCACGGAGCCGTGTAGCGATCCGTGAGCTCCCGCAGGGTCGTGCACAGCACGTCCGGAGGGCTCTTGCGTGCTTCCTGATCCGCCCGGCTTTGCTGCGCTGCGGCCCTCAAGAATTCCGACAGTTCGATCATAGTGGTGCCTTTCATCGTGAGGGACTCGCCCTCGGGTTCGCGGCTAGGCCGCATCTCGGTGTTCGGTGGAGGGATCAGCGTCGGTCGCCGCGGCGATGCGGTCAGCGGACGCGATGCTGTCGCAGAGGCCGGCGAGGCTCACGGCGCGGGCGCGGAGCAGTTCGACCTTCCAGGCGTGGTCGCCGACGCGAACGTCGGGCGCGATGCCGTCGCGGATGCTGATGGTTTCGGCGAGGGCCTGCTCGACCTGATCCAGGGCGCGGTTCAGCGCGTCGCTGATTTCGCCGGTGGAGTCGCAGAGGACGAGGGCGGCGGCCATCACAGCCGCCCCGTGATCACGGTGCGGACCAGCCGGCCCGCGTCGTAGATGAAGAAGGCGATGGCGAGCCCGGCGACCGGGGCACCGATGCCAGCGACCGCGAGAGCCTGGAGCGGCGGGAGAGCTTCGAGGAGCGCGACCATCACGCAGCCTCGGCGAGATGCTGGGCCTCGAAGTCGTCCTGCGCGGCGCGCTCCTCCTGGGCCGCAACGCGGTCGCGCTCGATCAAGTCGAGGATGTGGTTCTGCGCGTCGCCGCGGCTCTCGATGCCCTCAAGCTCGATGCCTGAGGCAGAGAGGACGGCGAAGGCGCCGTCGAGGCGGTCGATCCAGTAATCGGCGGGGTGAGGCACCTTGCGGCTCCATCGGCTCGGTGAGCGGCGATGAAGAGACGCTATTACCGTGGTTGTTGGTTGTCAACTACCTGAGTAATGGGAATGGTTGTCGCTGGTTATCCACAGCGCTCCACAGGGCGTGCCCGTTGACGAGAGACGGAACGAAACAAGAACATAGGCCTCGCAGACTCACTGCGAGGAACCGCTCATGGCACAGGCGAACACCGGCCGGCAGACCTATTACGTCGTTCAGTCATTCTCGAAGCAGGGGCGGACGCTTCGCATGGATGCGCCAGTGCAAGCATTAAGCGAAGCATCCGCGCGCCGGATGGCCGAACGGTTGGCGCCACGCAAGCAATCGGTGGTGGCCTTCGCGCGTAGCGGCGATCCGGCAACTGGCGAGTTTGAGGACCCAGTGGTGCTGGTGAGCTACGGGGACAACGGTCCGGATGAGGACCTGCCGTTCTAGGTCCGGAAGTTCTTTGAGACGATCCGATGTCGGGTAGGCCAGCGACCACGGTCGAGGGCGAACGTGCGATCAGGGTTGTACTGCCTCACGCGCCATTCCGTGTCGGTCGATCCGAGAAATCGCTTGACCGACGCGAAGGGTCCGTCTTCGCTACTGCTGATAAATAGACAAGAGGCGCCCGGCAGTGCAGGAAGGCGAGGATTGATCATCAAGGTATCCCCCGGTTCAAATTCCGGGACCATGGATTCACCTACTAGGTAGACCGCGTATCCGTCCTTTACACCTTGCAGGAGCGGCGGCCTTTTCACGCTGCCTATCGGCTCGCGCTCAATAATGAGTGCCCCCTCCCCACCTTCAGCGGATGCGTAGAGCGGAACTTCACCGATCAGCCCGGCAGCCGCAGCCCAATACGCGGGATCGCGTGCGTAAGCCGGAACCGCTTGGCTCTGAGCCTGAGCTTGCGCTTGCCTCGGACGGCCGTCGGCAAAGGCCGACTCGGGGAACTGCGTCGCGTCAAGATTTAAAGCGTCGATCAGCGCCTGCAGGTGCTCGCTGCTCTGGACCGTGCCGCCCTCGATCTTGGCTATAAGAGCCTGCGACACGCCGATGCGCCGGCCGAGCACCTTCTGGCTCTCGCCGGACCTTAGCCGCCCCTCTCGGATCAGATCATGCCACGTCATCGCAGAAGACCCTACAACCGAGGTTGTTAGTAGGCTTCGGTAATTTGGTTGTTGACAACCAACAACCAAAGCATTCATACCTGCTGGCACCATGAGTGTCAGATCTCTCATCGAAGCCGCGATCCGCGACCGTGGGTCTGAGGCTAAGCTCGCCAGCGCATGCGGCGTGACTCAGGCTGCAATCTGGAAGGCCAAGAAGGTCGGGCGCTGCTCGCCCCGCTTGGCTCTTAAGATCGAAGCTGCCTGCGGGATCAGCAGACGACTGCTGTGCCCGGACATCTTCGGCTCGGCTGTGCAGCCTGAGCCGGAGCCTCGGAGGGTCGCCTGATGCGCACCCTCAATCCCCTCTTCTGGCTCTCGCGGTGGCTAGACCGGCGCCGCGCTGCTGCGGACGCGGCAGAGCGTGCCCGCAGCGAGAGGATGGCTCGCGCCTACTGGTCTGCGGAGGCTGACCGCATCAGTGGGTTGACGCGTCGGCATCCAGCAGAACCCGCATCATGTGACGGACAAGATCAATCTCGTCCAACACGCCCGGCGTCATGCGAGCCGCAGGCCCTCCATCAATCATCGCTTGGAGGCGACGCTCGATGACTTGCCGGTTGATCACCTTTTTCTTCACGAGTTCGGCGAGCAACATGCATAGGACGCCTCGGTGCGCCATGCAGATATCTTCGGTCGGGGTCGTGATCGGGGCATCCGAACGGAAGGTCGGATCGCTCATTCCCAGCTCCTTGGTTCGCTTCGCACCGGCCAAGGTAGCGGCGTGGGCGGGTTGCGCCAGCGATGGCTGCGACCCGCTCATGACTGCCTCGCGGAGCGCCGCGTGATGGCCGCGCTCCTCCTAGACATCGGCGCGCTCGACTGCGCGGTGCTCGCGGCTGGTGTCGCCCAGCGCGCCCACGCGGTGCGGGTCCAGGGCCGGTTCACGGCGCTGATCTCCTGCGCCCTGCTCGCCATCGGCGCCGGCCTGCTCGTCCTGGCGAGGGCCGCCTGAGATGACCGGCCTCGTCGCCCTCACCCTCGCCGTCTGCGCTGTCGCCGGCTTCGCTCGCGCTGCGCTGCGCGGGTCGCCCTCGGCGCTCGCTGTCGGCGTGGTCGATGCGGCGGCAGGCGCCGTGTGCTGGCTCGCGTGGTGGCTGCCATGAGCGCCGCCCTTCCCTTTCCCAGATCGCGCGGACTCACCCGCGTGATCGCCCGGCCGACCTTTCCCCTCAAGGTCACTGTTTTGGACGACAGCGCCGGGCGTCCCCATTCGTGCCGTTCCCGCGGCACGCTCGTGGTCCGCCGCTGCCCCGCGGCCGACACACCCTTCGTGGGTGTTTCTCCCAAGGACTTGGCCGCTCCCGTCCCCACGGGAGCGGTCCTTTCCTCGGGACGTCTTTTCTACCAGCACAGCCGCCTTCGCCGCCAAGCACAGAGCGGCTGTGCACTTGCGTATGCGTTCCTGTTCTTCCTGCCGAAGCACTTCGATCAACCCTCCACGAGAATTGTCTCGCACGGAGGGCTGACCGAATGCGGTCAAAATTGGAGGGCGGTCGCGTGACGATGACGGCCGAACAAGCCGCGGAATGGATCAGGCCCGATCTCGCTCGGGTGGTCGCCGCGAAGGAAGAGCGCCTCGGCTCGCGGATGCGCGCCTACGAGGCTCTCGGCTCGAAGCTCGGGCGGTCCCCGACCTGGATCCGGAAGGTGCTCGGTCGCGCCCCGGACGTGACGGTCGGGCTGCACGACGCGCTGAACATCCGCGCCGCCTACGAGCGCCTCTGCGCTCGGGTCGAGAACGCGGCCGACGCCCTGGAGGCGGGCAACGAAGAACTTCGGAGGGAACTCGATGCGGCTCTCGGTGGCGATCGGACGGTGGCTGCGCGCCAGGGCGGAGCGGCTTCGGCTCGGCCTGCGGAAGCGCCTGCGGTCAGTCAGCGAGTCGCGCCCGCATCGGCACCTGTCGCGCCGCCTGCTGCAGCGCCTCGCCTCCGCAAGAAGGCCTCGGGTGAACTGACCGAGCTGCCCCTGTTCGGGGCGATGGAGCCGCGGCCGTAGCCGCTGAGCGAGAGGAGCCACCATGTCGAGCGACGAGACCAAGCTGGAAGAGACCCTGCAGGCGAAGGGTCTCAACGCCCCGCGCCTCACGCCCGAGCTGATCGATGCCTGCATCATCGGCGAGGCCTACCACGTCTTCCCGGGCACGACGCTGACCGTCTGCGCGCTCACCCTGCGCAACGGCTTCAATGTCACCGGCGAGAGCGCCGCGGCCAGCCCGGCGAACTTCGATCCGGAGATCGGTCGGCAGATCGCGCGGAAGAACGCCCGCGAGAAGATCTGGGCCTTCGAGGGATACCTGCTCCGCGAGCGGCTTGCCGACGAGGCGACCGCCGCGCGCGGTCAGACCGACGCCGTCCAGGTCGCCTGATCATGAGCGCCCTCGCCGACCTGTCCGATGCCGGCCTCGCCGACCTGATCGACACCGTGCGCGACGAGATCGTGCGCCGGAACGAGCTGCTGCGGAGCAATGCGTCGCCGTCGGCGAGGAGCCTCGTGCAGTGCCGGCGGTATGCGCTGCTCGCGCTCGGGCAGGCGGAAGAGCGGCTTCGGGCCGGCGCGGCGACCGATCTGCCGGCGGTGGCCCTCCCCGCGATCGAAGAGCCCCTCGTGCCGCGGCGGTCGCTCTTCAACGGCAGCGACGTGCGCCCGCTCGACGACGGCCGCCTGCCGGGCGGTCGCTACCACCCCTGAAACGCGAACCGCCCGGCCTGCTGGGGAGCGGGTGCCGGGCGGCTGCAATGTCCGAGATCAAGGTGAGACAAATGAGTGCCAGAAATGCGCCTGCGCCGCAAGTCGATCCGTCTTCGGTCGCTGCGGATCAACTGAAAACCATCATCGAGCGTATTGAACGGCTCGAAGATGAGAAGGCCGGCATCGCGGGCGATATCAAGGACGTCTACGCGGAGGCCAAGGCGAACGGCTTCGACACGAAGGTCATTCGCAAGATCATCGCCATGCGCAAGCGCGATTACGATGAGCGCATGGAAGAGGAGGCGATCCTCGAACTCTACATGCAGGCGCTCGGCATGCTGGCGGATACGCCGCTCGGGCGCGCTGCCGTGGAGCGCGAAGTTCGCTCCAACAACGTCCGGGCCGCAGCTCGGCGTCGCCCGGCGGATGATGGGCTGAAGGCCGCTGTCGCGGCGTTCGGCAAGTCGGTCCCGCTGACGGATGAAGAGCGCGCGCAGGGTGCCGTTGCGGCATTCGAGAAGGACGGCCAGCGCTGCTCGATCTCCTTCGGGGCTGGCGCGCAGGTCGATATCGAAGACGCGATCGCGGCGCGGGGCTGAGACATGGCCCGCCGCTCCGTCCTCCGCGAATCCGCCATTCAGGCTGCCGTCATCGAGCATTGGAAGACGCTCGGCCTGCCGGACACGCTCGTCGCCGCGATCCCGAACGCGGGCGCCCTCGGTCAGCCTGGCCTGACCGCCGGACTGTCCGACCTCCTGGTGCTGGGCGGCATTGTCCGCGTCGGCTTCATCGAGCTGAAGACCACGCGCGGCGTCGAGAGCGCTGCGCAGCTCACATTCCGGGGGCGATGCGAGCGCCTCGGCATCCCGTGCGTACTCACGCGCGGCCGGGATGAGCCGATCGCGGTGCTGGAGCAGTGGCGCATCGTTCGCCCGCAGGCCGGGAGGCTCGCGGCATGAGCCCGTTCGTCGGCCTTCCGCAGCGCCATTACGAGGCGGTCGTGATCGACCCGCCGTGGCGCTTCTCCGGCGGCACCAAGAGCCGCCCGCAGCACTACGACCGGATGACGCTCGCCGAGGTGAAGGCCTTGCCGATGCGGGATCTGCTCCGGCCCGAGGGCGGGCGTGTGTTCCTCTGGATCACCGCGCCGCTCCTGCACCGCATCCCGGAGATCGCCCGTGCGTGGCGGCTCCGCTACTCGTCGGCCATCCCATGGATCAAGCTCTGGCCGTCCGAGCCGGGCCTGTTCGTCTACGCCTCGTCGGTCGCCCGCGGCACCGGCTTCGAGGTGATGGGGAACGCCGAGTACGTGGTGATCCTGAAGGCTGGGCGCCCGCACAGCATCAAGGGCACCCCGTTCTCCGGTGTCTGGATGACGCCGCGCCGGGAGCACTCCCGCAAGCCGCCGAACCTGCATGAGGAGATCGAGGCCCGGATCCCCGGCCCGTATCTCGAGGTGTTCGCCCGCGCCTCCCGGCCGGGCTGGGACACCTTCGGCAACCAAGCGACCAAGTTCGATCCGACGCCGAGCGCGCCGGCCCCTCTCCCGATGGCAGCGGAGTGATGTCGATGAGCAAAGGCGGAATCGACCGATTGATTGATCAGGCGCAGGATCGGCTCGCCGCCCAGATGAGGGCTTTGCACGATCATCGCCTCTCCCGTTTCCCGAGCCCCATCGAGGCGCTGTTCTACTCCTCGCTAACGGCTGCCGTGCGCTTCCAAGCGGTCCACCCGCGCGGTGAGCACATCATGCCGTTCCTCGACCGCGAGAAGTGGCAGGACACCGACTTCGAGTATCTCACGATCGCGGCTGAGATGCAGGTCAGGGTGTTGGACTGGCCCGTCGACTTCTTGCTCGGCGTGTCCGACTTCAGCGGCGTCAAGCACTACGCTGTCGTCGAGTGCGACGGGCACGATTTCCACGAGCGGACCAAGGAGCAGGCCGCCCGCGACCGGTCGCGTGATCGGCGCCTGCAGGAGGCGGGCTTTCGCGTCTTCAGGTTCACCGGGTCGGAACTCTACCGGGATCCTCTCGGCTGCGCGGTGGAGGTCCATCGCTGGGCGGAAACCTGCTGGGATGCGGGGCTCCTGTCATGAGCACCGATCGCCTCCCCTGGTTCCGCTGCGGGCCAAGCCGCCTCCTTGGCGCCCTGTCCGGTCTCCAGCCCGATGAGGGCCTGATCTACGTGACCGTGCTCCTCCGGATCTACGAGTCCGGCGGTCCGATCGCGGACACGGCCCGCACTCTCGCCCGCCGTACGGGCATCACGGAGCGGCGAGCCGGCGCCGCGATCGAGAGTCTCGCTGAGGCCGGGAAGATCACCCTCATGGGGGACAACCGGATCGACAGCACCTCGACGCACGAGGAGCTGGAATGGCAGCGCGCGCGCAGCCTTGATGCCGCTGCCGCCGGCCGGATCAGCGGCACGGAGCGTCAGAAAAGAAAAACGCGTGCGAAATTAGCCGCGGCTAAATCGTTCGAAAAACCTCAAAAAAATCAACGAAGCGAGCCAACGGACGTTGAGCGTGCGTTGGGAGATAGAGAAGAAGATTTAGAAGAAGAGTCTCCCCCTCCCGCCCGTGCGACCCCGCTCTCGAAGCGCTGGACGCCGGATGCCGAGGATGAGGCGACTGCACTCGCCAAGGGCATGCCCGCGGCGGTGATCGCCAGCGAGGGGGAACGGTTCCGGGCTTGGAACCGCGAGCGCAACTTCTGCTCGTTCGACTGGCGCGAATCCTGGTCGAAGTGGTGCGACCGCTACCGACCCGACCGTCGCCTGCTCCCGCCCCCGCACCGGAGCAATCCCACCGGCCTCGCTGGCCGTGTCGTCCGCCTCTACGAGCGCTCCCTGGAAGGGCCCTACGATGTCGAGCCGCCTGCCGTCGATGCGAACTCTCCCGACGCTGAGCCAAGCCGAGGCGAAGATCTCGGCCTTGCATGGCAGGCTGGCTCCGGTGGACGGCCAACCAACCCGCTTCTGCGTGCCGCGGGCTTTGGCGGCCACGACAGCGGAGCGTCACGCGCTCTCCGACGTCGCCGCGCGGGTGACGGCTGAACTCGCCCCCAGCAAGCAGCGCGACCACGTCGATGCGATGGTCAGCCGGGTGCTGCTCGGATTCGAGCAGGGGCGCGGGCGTGGTGCGGACGAGGAGGAGGTTCTCGTCTCGGAGTACATCGCGGCCCTGAAGGATCTCCCGCTCGCCGGCATCCACGGGGCGGCCGAGCGCTTCCGGAACGGCCAGACCCTGTTGCCCTGGTCCCGACGCTGGCGCCCATCGCCTGCCGAGTTCGCGGCGGAGGTCCGCGAGGGCCTGATCCCGCTGCGGGCGAAGCTCGTCCACATCCGACAGATCCTCGATGCGGAGGTCTACGACCCGCCCACCGACGAGGACCGGGCGAAGGTCGCGGAGATCGCGGCGTCGTGGCTGAACCGGGGAGGCGATGCCGAGCCGGGGCGCCCTCGTCCGTCGCCGGAAGCCGTCGCCGCCGCCCGTGAAGACGTGCTGCACGAGCACGGCGCCAAGTTTCGCGAGGTCGCCGTCGGGTCGCTCGCGCAGCTCGCCGCGCGGCTCGATGCCAAGGCGGCGGCGCATCGGGAGCAGGTGCCGTGAGTGCCGCCCTCGCTCTGACCGATTCCGCTCGCCTCGTCGCCTCTTGGCGGGCCGGCGTGCTCAGCCTGCCGGACGACCGCGTGCCCTGCCCCGGCATGATCTGGATTGAGCCGGGCCCGGCCGCCGCCGACTTCGGATGGAGCACGGAAGCGTTGTTCGGCGTCCACCGGCTTGCGGGCGCCTCGCGCGCCGACTGCACCGGCACCCTCGTCACCGTCTACCCGCGCCGCTGCATCGCCCTGTGCGAGCGCGAGATCCACCTCGACCGCATCGGCGGCTCCGTCGTCGTTGATCGCCGGCCCGCAGTCATCCCGCCGGATTGCGTGCCGATCTGGATGTTCGGGAAGTGAGGAGAGCACGATGCGCGGTGGTAGCGAGATCGAGCCAGTGTTCCTGTCTGGCGATGCAGACTATGGGTCAGACAGGCTGGAGGCCTACTGCAGGGGCGGTCGAATGACCGTCGAGATTGAATCGCCTTGGATGGGCGACAGCGAGACAGGTTTCGGCCGCTCATGCTCCATCGGGTTGAGCTTGGATGGCGCTGAGTCCCTCGCGCGTTGGATGCTGGCAACCGTTGAATGCGCGCGCCGCACCGGCGAACCAGTCGAAAATTGACGTCGTGTCCGTCGTCCTGATCCTGTTCCTGTCCAGCGCTACGCCCAGCGCCGACTATTCGATCGCGTCCGAGTCGTTCCCAACGATGCAGACCTGCGAGGCGGCCGGCCGGGCGGAGCAGTCGCGCCGCCGTGGCCGGGTCGTGCTCTGGGCGTGCGTGACGCGGGCGCCGGGCTGAAGGTCATCGCTGGAGCCTGATGCTCGCGCCTCCGGAAGGACCTGACCCGCCCCAGCGCTCCGCTACCCCGTGGACCCGCGCCGACGTCGAACTGTGGCTGAAGGCGGCATTCCGCGCGATGCCCTCGACCCCGATCTATGCCCCGCGCGGCAACACGCTCCATGCGGCGGCCGGCGACGTGCCTGACGCGACCTTCGATATCGTCGCCTTCTCCGGCACCGTGCTCGGCGATAAAAGCGAGGATCGGCAGGTGGTGCTTCTCTGGGCCCGCTCGATGGCGACGCACGGGGAGGTCGGCGGATCGATCGCCGAGTTCTGCCGGCGCACCAGGTGGTCGCGCGCCACCTTCGACCGGCGCCGCATCAAGGCCTGCGAGCGGATCGCAGCAGCGAAGAATACGACCTGAGGCAGTGTCGCGCTGCAATTATTCCTCTTGACTGTGAGGAAACGGACAATCGACCCATGATCTTGTCGGCGCCCAGAACGGTTGCGCCACTTCCGAGGTCTGGCTCGTGTCCGTCGCCGCTTCGTCCATCTCAATTTCCGCCAGCAAGAAGAGCCGCCGCGCGGCCTCCTCGCGGCGTCCGCTCCCGCGCCTTGCCAGCGATCGCGAGATCGTCGTCGGCCGCGCCAACGTCCCCGACCCGTTCGAGCCGGGCGCATACCGGGAAGTCGCGATCAACCGCCGCGTCGATGTCCTGGCGCAAGAGCTTGCGGGCAAGCGCATCGAGCGCGCCGAGTTCGAGGTCGGCCGCATGGTCCAGGCCGTGTTCGAGCGGGGCTCCGGCGCCCGGCTCGGCTCCGGTGGCTGGAATGCCGGCGGCTCCCGTGACCAGACCATCGCGCATGAGCTGGCGATTATCTACGCCATCGACGACGCCGAACGGGTCCGCAAGTTCACGGCCCGGCTCGAGCAGGCGATCGGCGGTGTGGGCGTCCATTTCCTCCGCGCCATCCTCGCCGAGGGGCAGACGTTCTCCGCCTATGCCGCGCGCACCGGCAAAGGATCGGGCGAGCGGGCCGCGACCGACGTGGCGAAGCGCTTCCGCTGGCTGCTGGAATCCCTGACCGACCAGCAACACACCGCGACCGGGGCTGAAGGGCAGCGCATCCGGGCGACGCGGGAGCCGGCATAACTGACCTAGGCCCCTGCTCCATCTACCTGATGCGAAGTTATGGGTTGTCGGCCATCCACTTCTCCACCACCGCTCGCCGATAGCTGTCCTCGCCCGAGAGAAAGGCGGAGAGTAGAACAGGCACTTTGTTAGTCGATACGGCTGTTCGCATCTCCGCTTCGAGTTGGGTGGCCATCCTCTTGAGTTGACTTCGGCCCGGCTCTTCAACGTATTGCAATCCGCCGTTTTGGTGCATCGATAGAGCAAAGTTTGCGAATTTGAACCTGCTGGCAGACTTGGCCAGATCCCCCCCATCCAGCGCTTTTGACGCCTCCGCGTTATTGGAAAGCAAATCGTTGTTGACCCGACTGTTTCTCAACTGCACCCATAAAATCGCGGATCGAAAGGCGAGCATGTCGTCAAATTTCTGGCGAGCTTCCGCAAATTCGTAAGTCGGACCGTTGATCTTCCGTAAGAGTTTGTCGATCTCAGATGCGGAGGACAGTACCTCTTCGGCTGGGGTCAGGCCGATCATGATGCTGTTTCCAAGCGATATGTAGGATTGAACCGCAAACGTCTCGGATATTGATTTTATTTCGGTGAGAACATCTCTCGCATTTCGGACCTGATCTCTGATGCGCGTTTCCAGGCCCCATCCTTTGAAAACCTCAATATTTGGCAGGGCGGTCAAGAGAAATAGCACTGTGGAGAATGTGCCGAGTGTTCGCGCAGAGGCGTTGTTTTGACGGATAGCCATCACGATTGTGGCTGCGGATGCTAGCGTGGCGAGCGCCAGCAGCATCACCGATGTGGTTGTCTCGATCGTCATGCCGATGGTGTATCCGAAGGGGCTGCGAGGCAGAGGATAGCCTGAACGCGGATTGACCCGACGGGCAATCCCTGCCAAATCCACAGTGTCGCGAGACGCGCGCCCGGGGCCTCACCGCCGCCGGGCGTTTTGCTGTCCGCTCCCCTCCATCACATCGCGAACCGCCCACCGGCTTAAGCGTTGCTCCGGCAGACGCGGGCGGACCCTTGTGCCATGATCGGCCCCCGATGAGCGCGCACGCCACACTCACGGCGATCGAGCAGGAGGCCCGCGCCTTCTGCCGTCGGCGCTTCCGCGATCAAGCCGAGTACCTCGAAGCGAAGGACGCGCACTGCAAGCGCATCCTCGCACTCGTGAGCAAGGGCCGGCGTCAGGTCGGCATTCCCGAAATGCTGAGCTTCGGCACCGGCCGGCGCACCTATGGCGGGCGGTCGTTCAGCGTCGAGCTGCGGATGCCGCGGGCTCGGAAGGCGGCCTGATCCGACCCCGTTTTATGGCGATTTCACCATTCTCAAGAGAATGGTGACAAAAGCAGCCCCACGGCGCGAATAACGCAGCAAAAACAAGGGTTTACAGGTGGTTTCTGGCTCGCGTCGCGTGGGCCGCCTGAAGGCCCGGAATAAAATCCAGGTCGATGCCCGCGCTGCGATCGCCACCAAGGCGGTCGCCTACATCCGGGTCTCGACCGAGGAGCAGGCGGCCACCGGCCACGGCCTCGAAACGCAGGACAAGGCGGTCCGCGCCTTCGCCGAAAGCCAGGGTTACGAGATGATCGACGTGATCGGCGATCCCGGCGTGTCGGGTGCGACCCGTCCGGCGGAGCGTCCGGGCTTCGGCCGCATCCTCGAACTGGCAGCGGCCGGCGCCTTCACGGTGCTGCTGGTCTACAAGTTCGATCGGCTCGCCCGCGAGATCCGCTACGCGGTCACCACCGTGTCGGATCTGGCGGAACAGCACGACGTGGTGATCCGGTCGGTAACCGAGCCGATCGACACGGCGACCCCGATGGGGCGCACACTGTTCGCGATCCTCGCCGGCATGGCGGAGAACGAGCGCTTCGCGATCCGGGACCGGACGGCAGGCGGTCGCCTCACCAAGGCGGACAAGGGCGGATTTGCGGGCGGTCGGGCGCCCTACGGCTACCGGCGCGGCACCGAGGGCGGTCTCGTCGTGGTGCCGGAGGAAGCCCGGATCGTCCGGCGCATCTACCAAGAGCGGCGACGGAAGCGGACCCTGCGGGCCATCGCCGACGATCTGAACCGCGACGGCATCCCGTCGCCCGGCGGCGCAGTCTGGCACCCGTACCGGGTCGGCTACGTCATCGACAACCCGAAATACCGCGGCGCCGTCGAGTACCTGTTCCGGTGGAGCGGGGTCGAGACGCACGTCCTCCAGCCGGGCGCACACGCCGCGATCATAGGCTGACGGAGCAACCCCGATGACCCGTTCCCAGCGCGCCGCCCTCGTCGAGATGACGAGCGCGATCCTCAAGTGTGACTGCGCCTCCCCCGAGATGCGCGCCCGCGCCTCGAACCTGCGGCTCCGTCTGAGCCTCGGCGCTGTTCTCGGCGGCATCTTCGCCTGATGACCGACAGCCTCGTGCCCCGCGACGAGGCGATCAGCCTCGGCCGCATCGAGCCCGCCGCCTCCACCTATGGCGCCCATCTGCGCGACCCCGGCGCCATTCGCCGCGAGGTCGCTCGGGTCCGTGCGCTGATGGACGGCCGCGGCCTGCCGGCGGCAACGCCCATGCTCGTCACCACGCCCGCCGATGATGTCGCCGCCGATGCGGCGGAGGTGCGCCGGGCGGTTCTCACGAGGTTCCGGCTGTGAAGAAGAAGAAGCTGACCTTCGGGCAGAAGCTGATCCAGGCCGCCCGCGAGGCCGTCGCCATCGCCCGCGGCGAGGCCGATCCGAGCACGTATCGCGTCTACCTCGTCGAGAGCGGTCGCGTGATCCGCTCCGGCCGCGTGCTCAGCAATGGGTCCGGACGCTGATGCCCCGCCTCGTCGCCCTCCTCGTGCTGGCCGGCGTCGCCGTGGCTGCCGTCGGCCGCCGCCCGGCCCGGCCAGCGCCGGTCTTCGTGTTCCCGCTGTCGCGCACGGCGCACTGATGAACCGGCTCCACGTCTTGGTCGCTCTCGCTGTCGGCCTCGTCCTGGCGCTTGAGGCGCTCAGTTGGCGGGAGTGCCGGCAGGTCGGCCACAGCGTCGGCTACTGCGTCCTGAACATCGGGCACCGCTGATGACCCGCACCGCCGATCCCCGTCCGCCGCGGTTCGACCGCGCGTGGCTCCTCTTCGGCGTGGTGCCGCTGGTCGTGCTGCTCGCGGCCCCGCGCCCGTCGATTGCCGCCGACGGCTTCCTCGCGGTCGCCCTCGCCTGCCCGGCCGGCATCGAGGCGCCCGCCTGCTCGCGTGAGAACGCGACCGACATGCTGGTGCAGCCCGCCGGCCCCTTCGACTGCCTCAAGGTCGGCGAGGTCCTGGCCACCCATCTCGGCCTCGCGCCGGGCGAGCGGCACAAGATCGTCTGCGAGCGGCGGAAGGGCTAATGCTGTCCCGCCCGCGGCCTCCGGAGCGCCTGCTCGGGCAGGAAGGCGCGATGACCGCCTATCCCGTCGAGCCGGCGCACGACCTGGAGGCCTGGATGCGGGCCACCTTCATCGACGAGGACGCGCCCCTCCTCAACGAGGAACACCTGCATCTCCGCGATGCCCGCCTCGGCGTCCTCTGGTGCTCGCTGCCGAACGCCCGGCAGGGCAACAGCGTCGTCGGGATGTGCGAGGAGGCCACCTTCATCGGCAACCGCTGGGCCAAGGCTCGGTGGGCGCAGCAGATCGAGGGCTGGTTCGGCTCGGTGCCGGACTTCCTGCTCACGTTCGACGCCGGTTATGCCGACCAGTGCTCCGATGCCGCGTTCTGCGCGCTTGTCGAGCACGAGCTGCTGCACGCGGGCCAGAAAAAGGATGCTTGGGGCGCGCCGCGCTTCAGCAAGATGACGGGCCGTCCGGTGTTCGGCATCCGCGGCCACGACGTCGAGGAGTTCGTCGGCATCGTCGCGCGGTACGGCGCCGGCAACGGTGCGGGCCAGACCCGCGCCCTCGTCGAGGCGGCCGGTCGGGCTCCGATCATCTGCGAGGCTGAGATTGCTGGCGCCTGTGGCACCTGCGGGCGCGGCCTGACCGGACCCTGACAAAAGCCATGGCCCAGCAGACCCTCTCCGACGACGCAAAACGCTTCGTCGTTCAACAGCTTGCGATGTTCGAGACCCCCTCGGAGGTCGCGCGCTCGGTCAAGGACGAGTTCGGGATCGAGATCAGCCGACAGGCCGTCGAGGCCTACGACCCGAACAAGCGGGCCGGCGCGTCGCTGTCGCAGGAGTTCCGGGAGCTTTTCGCGGCCACGCGCGAGACCTTCATCGCCGACACGGCGTCGATCGGCGTGACGCACAAGGTCGTTCGCCTCCGCACCCTCGCCCGGCTGATTGAGAAGGCAGAGGGTCGCGGCAACGCGGTGCTCGTCGCCTCGCTGCTGGAGCAGGTCGCCAAGGAATGCGGCGACGCCTTCACGAACAAGCGGCAGGTTGAGGCGACGGGCAAGGATGGCGCCCCGCTGATGGATGGCGGGATCACCGTGACGTTCCTGCGGCCGGCGCCCGTGCCCGATGCAGGTTGAGTTCCCGGAAAAGCTCGACTTCCTGTTCGAGCCGGCGCGCTACAAGATCGCCTACGGTGGGCGCGGCGGAGCGAAGTCCTGGGGCTTCGGCCGCGCGCTCCTGATCCTCGGGGCGCAAAAGCCCCTGCGCATCCTCTGCGCCCGCGAGTTCCAGAACTCGATTGCGGAATCGGCCCACGCGCTGCTCGCTCAGCAAGTCGATCTGCTCGGGCTGTCCGCCTATTACGACACGCAGGAGAAGCGCATCCTCGGCTCCAACGGGACCGAGTTCATCTTCAAGGGGCTCCGGCACAACGTCGCCTCGGTAAAGTCGACCGAGGGCGTCGATATCTGCTGGGTTGAGGAAGCCCGCACCGTCTCGAAGGCCTCCTGGGACGTGCTGGTCCCGACGATCCGCAAGCCGGGCTCGGAGATCTGGATCAGCTTCAACACCGAGCTGGCGGAGGACGAGACCTATAAGCGGTTCGTGAAGAACCCGCCGACCGGCGCCCGCGTGGTCAAGATCGGCTGGGAGGACAATCCCTGGTTCCCGGACGTCCTGCGCCAGGAAGCGCTCGACCTGAAGGCCCGCGATCCGATCGCCTACGAAACGGTCTGGGGCGGCAACTGCAAGCAGGTCCTCGACGGCGCGATCTTCTGCAACGAGATCCTCGCCGCGACGCGGGCCAACCGCTTCACCAGCGTGCCGTTCGAGCCGGGACAGCCGGTTCACGTCTTCTGCGACCTGGGCCGGGCCGACAAAACGTCGATGTGGTTCGTCCAGGTCGTCGGTCTCGAGTTCCGGATCCTCGCCTTCTACGAGAACCGCGGGTTCTTCTGGGAGCACTACCTCGACAAGCTCAAGGCGCTGAAGGAAGAGCGCGGCTACACCTACGGCGAGATCTGGCTGCCGCATGACGCGCAGAACGAGCTTCTCGCCTCGAAGCGCACCATCGAGCAGCAGACCCGCGATGCCGGGTATCGGGTCCGCATCGTTCCGAAGCTCTCGGTTGCCGGCGGCATCGACGCCGCGCGCCAGGTGTTCGGGCGGTGCTTCTTCGACGAGGATCTCTGCGCCGAGGGCCTGCAGTCGCTCCGAAACTACCGGTACGAGGTCGATCCGGCGACGCAGCAGTTCTCGAAGAACCCGCTGCACGATTGGGCCAGCCACGGGGCCGACGCCTTCCGTTACTTCGCCGTCGGCATCGCCGAACCGCGCTCCCCCGAGGAGCAGGTGGACGGCCCCAACGACGTCTACGCGCGCCGCCGACGCGAGCGCAGCAGCAGCACTTCAGGATCGGGTTGGGCGGCATGACGGACACGGACGCCGATCGCGAGCCCATGAGTGCCGAGGAGAAGGCCGGGCTCGACCGCGCCGCGCTCGGGCGCAAGCTCAAAGCGTGGTTCAAGGCCGACCGGGAGGCCTCCTCGCACTGGAGACGCGAGGCTCGCGAGGACTTCGATTTCGTCGCCGGCAAGCAGTGGGCGCCTGAGGACGAGGCTGTGCTGCGTGAGCAGGGCCGCCCGCCGATCACATTCAACCGCGTCCTGCCGGTCATCAAGGCCGTGGCGGGCTCCGAGGTCACCTCGCGCCAGGATATCCAGTACCTGCCCCGCGAGGTCGGCGACGGCGCGCTGAACGAGGTCCTGACGGAGGGCTCGCGCTACCTCGCCAACGAGGCGGAGGCAGAGGACGAGGAATCGGACGCGTTCGTCGATACCGCGATCTGCGGCATGGGCTGGGTCGAGATGCGTCTCGATTACGAGATCGACCCCGACGGCGCCTATGTCGAGGACCGGGTCAACCCGCTGGAGATGTTCTGGGACGCTTCCGCCGCGAAGCGCAACCTCGCCGACAAGCGCCGGCTCTTCCGGGCCAAAAGCATGGACCGGGCCGAGGCCGAGGGCCTGTTCCCGGATGTAGACGCGAGCCTGCTGGATGCGGCCTGGGCCGAGGACCGCGACGGCGACGAGCCGCACCGTGAGATCCAGGCCGGCGAGCGCCGCATCGACCGTCCCGGCACGGCCGAGGAGGGCACGTCTCGCGTCACCATCGTCGAATGCCAATGGTGGGAGCGCGCCAAGGTCGCCGTCGCCATCGACCTGACCACGGGCGAAGAGACCGAGATGGAGCCGGAGCAGGGCGAAGTGCTCGCGCGCCGCGCCAACGTGCTCGCCATGCCGGTGCAGGTCGTGGGCCGGGTGAAGCGTCGCTACCGCCGCGCCTTCATCGGCTCCGAGATCCTGGAGGAGGGCCCGGCGCCAGCGGGCGACCGGTTCTCGTATGCCTGCATGACGGGCGACCGCGACCAGAACCGGAATAGTTGGTTCGGCATCGTGCGGCCGATGCGCGACCCGCAGCGCTTCGCCAACAAGTGGCTGAGCCAGACGCTCGACATGCTCAACCGGCAGGCCAAGGGCGGCATGCTGATGGAGAAGGGCGCGGTCCCGGATCAGCGCCAGTTCGAGGCCTCCTACGCCAAGCCCGGCGCCATCTCCTGGGTCGAGGATGGTGCTCTCATGGGCGGTCGGATGAAGGAGAAGCCCCTCCCCGTCCTGCCGGCGGGCCACTGGCAGCTCATCGAGTTCGCGATCGGCTCCATCCGCGACTCGTCCGGCGTGAACCTGGAGCTTCTCGGCCAGCGCCAGGTGCAGCAGGCCGGCGTGCTGGAGTACCAGCGCAAGCAGGCCGCGATGACGATCCTCGCCGGGCTGTTCGACGCGCTGCGCCGGGCGCGCAAGCACATCGGCCGCGTCCGGCTCTACTACATCCAGAACTTCCTCTCGGACGGGCGCCTGATCCGCATCGTGGGCGCCAAGGGCACCAAGGTCGTGCCGCTGCTCCGCGACCGCACGGCCGGCAAGTATGACGTCATCATCGACGAGGCACCGTCCTCGCCGAACCAGCAGGAGCGGGTCTGGGCGACCTTCGTGCAGGTGCTCCCGATCATCAAGGACATGATCACCCCGCAGGTGCTCCTCGAAATCCTGCCCTACTCGCCGTTCCCCGACAGCTTCACGGCGAAAATCCGCGAGATGCTGGCCAACGCGCCGACCGATCCGCAGGCGGAGCAGCAGAAGCAGATCGCGGTGCAGACCGCGCTCGCCAAGATCGAGGACATGGTCGCCGGCGCCGGGCTCAAGCACGCCAAGGCCGAGCGCGAGCGCGGGCTCGCCCAGCAGGATGAACTCGACGGCTTCGCGAAGGTGGCGGCGATGGCCGCGCCTCCCGCCGGGCCCGCCGCGCTGTTCGCGGCTTAAGCCTTCCGCACCAGCCAGCGGCCGGTGGCGCCCTCATAGAGCAGAACGTCGTCCGGCGGTTCTTCGAGATCCGCCAGACAGACAAGCTTGGCCCAGATGGCGACCGGCACGGCAACGGGAGAGCCGAGCACCATTCGCTCCAACGGCCCATCGGGTGGGAGCGTGATTTGAGGCGGGCGAGCGCTGTCCATGCCTCAACCTTAACACCTTCCGCCCGGCCGGCGCGACAGTCCGGCCTTCGTCTCCATCACGTCACGAGGACACCATGAGCGACCAGACCGAGAGCCTGGGCGGCGACGCCTTCACGCCCGAAGAGCAGGCCATGTTCGACGCCTACGAGCGCGGCGAGGATGCCCCTGCGGCGCCTGTCGGCGGCGGCGAGGCGGCTCCGGCTCCCGAGGCGGCTGCTGATGCCCCCGAGGCTGCTGCCGCGGCTCCCGGCGCTGCGTCCGCGCCCGGCGATGTGGTCGACCCCGAGGTCGAGGAGGGCTCGGCCGAGGAGAACAAGGGCAAGTTCGTCCGTCATGGCGCCTTCCATCAGGAGCGCGAGCGCCGGAAGGCCGTCGAGCGCGAGCTGGCCGAGGTCCGCGAGAAGTTCGCCCGCGGCGACGAGCGCCTCCGCCTCCTGTCCGAGGCGATGACGCGGGCCCCGCAGGCGCCGGCCGCCGCGCAGGCCGCGCCGGAGCCCGAGGCGGTGCCGGATCCGAACGAGGATATCTTCGGGTACGCCAAGTACCTGGAGAAGCAGATCGCCGACCTCCGCAACGGTCACCAGCAGATGACCGAGGCGCAGAAGCAGCAGGCGGAGCAGGCTCGGGCTGCCGACGAGGAGCGCACCATCGTCGGGGCGTATCAGCAGGACATCGAGCGCTACGCCGCGACCGAGCCGGCCTTCGTCGAAGCCTACCGGTATCTCGTCTCCGGCCGGGTCGCCGAGCTGAAGCTCTACGGACTGTCGGACGCGGACGCGATCAAGCAGGCCAACGCGGACGAGCTCGCCTTCGTGCGGGCCGCCGTGCAACGCGGTGTGTCACCCGCCGAGCAGGCCTTCGCGCTGGCCAAGGCGCGCGGCTTCATGGCCAAGGCGCCGGAGCCGGCCGCCCCGCCCGCCCCCGTGGCCGAGACCCCGCAGGAGCGCCAGACGCGCCTCGCCGCCGGGCAGGCTGCCTCGAAGTCGCTCTCCGGTGCCGGTGGCGGCCCGGCCGGCGAGATCACGCTCGAGATGCTGGCCACGATGTCGGAGGCCGATTTCGAGAAGTTCGCGGCCAAGAACCCGGGCAAGCTCGAAGCCCTGATGGGGGCCTGATCCCATGTCCGTCGCCATGGTCACCGCGCAACTCGTCGATGGCGCCGCGGCGCCGATCGGCACGGGCTCGAACCCGCTCGCCGTGACCACGGAGGCGGTCAATCGGGAGGCGGCTGGCTTCACCACGACCAACACCGCGGGAATCGGCCAAGCGTCGGTTCTCGTGTCGGCCGCCTATCCAGGCGGACGGCGGTCGATCGTGAACGACGGGACGGTGCTGCTGCGGATCGTGAACGCGGCCGGCGTGACGGCAGGCGGTTTCGCGCTCCCTGTCGGCGCGGCCTACGTCATTGACGGGCAGAACCCGCTCGCGGCGGCGCTTTACGCCTACGCCCCGACCGGTGCCGGCTCCGTCTCCGAGATCCGGCAGTAGCGCCATGGCAGGCTTCAGCGGTGGGGGCATGGCGTCGGCGGACGTCGCGGCGATCGCTCAGTCGGTGGCGGAGCAGGCGGCCCACGCCTCGGACGCGATCCTGCCCGACGTGTTCACGGTCGACACGCTGCCGGCGGCGGCGGACAACCTCGACCGGTACGCTCGGGTCACGGACCTGTTCGGCTCGAAGCGGGATCTCGTGCTCGCGTCGAAGGTGGGGAACGCCGCCTTCTGGCAGCCGGTGCGCCCGGTCTTCGCAGCCAAGCAGACCGTCATGGCAGACATGACGCTCTACCCGCTGAAGACGCCCTCGGTGCTGCTGCTGGAGGGCAACGTCCCGCTCGGCACCACGCGCAAGATCACGCTCTCTGCGGAGCGTGCCTTTCCGGGCGCCTCGTTCCGCTTCAAGCAGCGCTCGACGCTTGGCTCCATCCTCGGTGCGCTGCAGATCCTCAACGTCAATCTGGGCACGCCGGTCTCGGTACTGACCGGCGGCACGCAGGAATTCGTCTTCGACCTCACCGATGGATGGGTGCAGGTCACCTGACCCCTTGACCCGACGGGCAAAACAGCCCCAAGGACTATCCGTCGCGAGACGCGCGGGCACAGCCCCGTCCGCGGCACATCACCAGTTTCGGCATCTCCATCACGCCAGCCGCTTGCGGCCCTGGCGCGACGACGCATGCCGCTTCGCCTGATCGGACGTCACCCGATCCGCCCACGCCGCGTCAGTGCCTCCGGCTGAGCCCCGTATCGGCTCCCGTCACACCGTCCCCACGGTCACATGGGGCCCGGCTTCCGTCCGCGCGGCGACGACACGCCCGCACGCACCCTCCCCAACGGAATCCCAGCCCGCAGAGGCCAGTCCCATGACTTACACCGCGTTCGCCCAGAACGACCCGATGGCTGTGAAGCTGTGGTCGAAGAAGCTCGCCGTCGAGGCCAACAAGTCCATCGACATCGATCCCCTGATCGGCACCTCCGACGCCTCCGTGATCCAGGAGAAGGAGGAGACGAAGAAGGGCAACGGCGACCAGGTCACCTTCGGCCTGCGCATGCAGCTCAAGGGCGCCGGCTTCTCGTCCTCCGACGTCGCCGAGGGCAACGGCGAGCAGCTCGGCACCAACTCCGACAAGGTGACGATCGACGAGCTCGGTCACGTCGTCGGCGTGAAGTCCGAGAACACGATCGATCAGCAGCGCGTCCCCTTCAACCTGCGTGAGCAGGCCCGCTCCGGCCTCGCTGACTGGTTCCAGACCCGCAAGACGGTCTCGTTCTTCAACCACGTCTGCGGCTTCACCCCGGCCAACGCGCTCGGCAAGAAGTTCACCGCCAACAACGTCGTCACCGCCCCGTCGCAAGGCCGCATCCTGCGTCCGAACAACCGCGCCGACGACGGCGCCCTCGTGGCCGGCGACATCTTCACCCTCGACCTGATCGACCGCGCCGTCGAGTTGGCGAAGACCGGCGGCCAGGGCAAGAAGGTGATGATCCGTCCCGTCGTGGTGAACGGGAAGAAGTACTACATCCTCTATCTCGCCTCGGAGCAGGTCACCTCGCTGCGCACCAACACGGCGGCCGGCCAGTGGCTCGATATCCAGAAGGCGGCGATGGCCGGCATGGAGTCGAGCAAGTCCCCGATCTTCTCGGGTGCGCTCGGCGAGTACAACGGCGTCATCCTCCGCGAGGCGCAGGACATCACCGCCGGCGTCTCGGCCAACGGCCAGAACGCGGTGGCGAACACCCGCCGCGCCGTGCTGCTCGGCGCGCAGGCGGCCACCATCGCCTACGGCAAGGCCGGCGGTGACACCCGGTACCGCTGGAACGAGGAGCTGCTCGACCACAAGCGCAACCTCGAGGTCTCGGCCTGGGCGATCTGGGGTCTGAAGAAGACGACCTTCAACGGCGACGACTTCGGCACCGTCGTGATCCCGACCTACGCCAAGCCGGCCGACGCCGCCTAAGCGGCCCTCCCCGCCTGAATGAACCTCGCGCGGGGCTTCGGCTCCGCGCGCCTTCTTCCGTTCTGATCTGAGAGAGGGCCCACCATGGCCACCAACGTCCCTCCGGTGAACCCGGCCGCCCGCGAGTACCGCGAGCAGGAAGTCCACTACGTCCGCCGCACCGTCACCTTCTCGAATGGCACCTTCGTGATGCCAGCCTCCCTGCCCGAGGGTGCCCTCATCACCGCGACGCTCGTCCTCGTCACCACCGCGTTCTCGGCCGGCGCCTCGCTCGTCGTCGGTTCGGCCCCGGGCGGCAACGACATCCTGGCCGCGGCCGATTCCGCCGTCACCGCGGCGGGCGCCAAGCGTCCCGACACCGCCACCCTGAAGGGCCCGCTCGCGGCCGACACCACGCTCTACGGCACCATCGCAGGCGCGCCGGCCGCGGGCGCCGCGACGATCGTGTTCTTCTTCGTCCCGAACAACGACGGCTGATGTCCGCCCTCGCGTGGCTGCACCTCGCAGCCGCCACGGTCCTGACGGCGGAGCCCAGCGCCCCGCCGTCGCCTTCTCCACCACAGCCGAGCGACGCCGATGCCGGACAATCAGGGCCGCCCGACGCTCGCCGAGCTGATCGCGGAAATCGAGGACGACATCGAGCGGGCGGATCTCGGCGCGCAGGTCGCGAAGGCGGTTGAGCGGGCCATCCGGCACTACCAGCCGGTCCGGTTCTTCTTCAACGAGCGCTCGCTGACGTTCCAGACGCTGCCCGGAACGGACCTCTACGGCCGCGGCGACCGGGACGAGGTCCCGAACCTGCTCACGATCGACAGCGCCGTGCTGATCGAGAACGAGCAGACCGCCGTGCTGCGGCGGATGCCCGAGACTGAGATCGAGCGCCTCGACGATCCGGCCGGCCCGGCACGGCCGTGCGCCTTCTCCTACTTCGACCAGGGACTTCGGCTTTGGCCGGTGCCGTCGGGCGAGTGGACGGTCCGCCTCAAGGCGCACGTCCTGTTGCCGGCGCCGGCACTCGACGAGGGCAACGCCTGGACCGACGAGGCCGGGTCGCTGATCGCCGCGTGGGCGAAGCGGCATCTCGCGCTCAACAGCCTCTCGAAGCCGTCCCTCGCGCAGGCGCAGGCCCTTCTCGTCGCCGATGAGGAGCGGCGCCTGCGGGGCCGCTCCAACGTCATCGCGTCGTCCGGCCAGATCCAAGCCTCCTACCTCTGACCGGAGTCCGCCCGCATGGCCGATCCCATCACCAATTATCCGACGCTGGTGGCGGCGCTGGAGGAGTATCTCGCCCGAGACGATCTCCAGAGCTACGCCCCGTTGTTCGTCCAGCAGGCCGAAGGGCGCTTCAACACCGACCTCAAGGTCGTGGACATGCACAAGTCCACGGGTGCCCTGGACCTCGCTGCGGGTTCGATCGCGCTTCCGGCCGATTTTATCGATTGGGTGGCGGTCGAGTGGACGCCGTCCGCCGGCAGCCCGCAGCGCCCGCTCATGCTGCGCTACGTCGAGGCCGATTCCCCCGAGTTCCGCACCCGGCACCGCCCGAACGGTCCGGCACAGTTCTACACCGTGCTCGCCGGACGGGTGCGCGTCATGCCCGCCGCCGCCGGCAAGCTGGAGATGACCTATTACAGCCGCATCCCGGCCCTGTCCGCCGCGCGCACGACGAACTGGCTGATCGAGAAGTCGCCCGAGATCTATCTCTACGGTGCTCTCCTGGAGGCGATGCTTTTCCAGAAGGATGAGGAGCGCTCCGGCCAGTGGTTTGGTCTTCTCGATAAGCGTCTCGCCGCCGTCTTCGGCCAGGCAGACACGCAGAAGACCGGCGCCCGGGTAACGCGCACCGCGGTTGAGAACGCCGAGGCCGCGGCGGCGAAGGCGGTCGTCTGACGTGGCCGAGCCGCTGCCCCGCGTCCCGCTGGCGCCCTACGCGCCGGACGTGGCGTCGATCGACGCATCGGTCTGCGCGGTCGCCCGCAATGTCATTCCCCGCGCCGACGGCTACGCGCCGTTGCCCGGGCCGGAGGCGATCACGGACGCGCTGCCCGACGTCTGCCGCGGCGCGGTGACGGTGACAAGCCCGCTCTTCGGCGTGCCGATCTTCTTCGCCGGCACCGGCTCACGGCTCTACCGCTCGAACGGCACCGGCGGCTGGACCGACGTCTCGAACCCGTCGCGGGCCTACGGGATGCCGGCCGACGATAGCTGGTCCTTCGCCCTGTACGGTTCGCTTCTGGTCGCGGTGCATCTCGGCGCCCCGCCGCAGGTCATTGACGTAGACAGCGGTGCGAGCTTCCGCGATCTCGGCGCGTCGAGCGGTTTCCCGCCGCCGCGGGCCCGCCACGTCGCCGTGGTGCGTGAATACCTCGTGCTTGGCGGGCTCGCAGACGACCGCGGCGCGGTGCAGTGGTCGGACATCGGCAATCCCGAGTCATGGCCGCTCGGTCAGCAGAACGGCCACGACGGCGATATCCAGATTTTTCCCGACGGCGGCGCGGTCACGGCCGTGGTCGGCGGCGAATTTGGCCTCGTCCTGCAGGAACGCACGGTCCGGCGCCTGGACGTGTCGGGCGGCGCCGGCGTGCTCTCGTTCTCGCTGCTGGAGGAGAACCGCGGATCGGTCTCGCCCTCGGCCGCGGTCCGGGCCGGCCCCCGCGTGTTCTTCGTGGACCGCGACGGCTTCCACGCCTTCCCCTACGCCGGCAGCGCATCGGTGCCGATCGGCGCCGAGCGGGTCAACCGCACGTTCCTCGACCGTGTGGATCCGAACCGCATCGGCGCGACAGTCGCCATCCGGGATGCCACCGGACCGCGGATCCTGTTCGCCTACCGCTTGAAAGGTGCGCCGGCCTCCGATCCGAGCCTTCTCGGCGAGGCCCTGCTCTACGACTGGCTCCTCGACCGCTGGACAGGTCCGATCACGGTGACGCTGCGCGCAGGCCTCGCTGCGGCAACCCCGGCGGTGTCGATCGACTCGATACCCGGCTCGGTCGATGATCCCAGCCAGCTCTCGTTCGATGATCCGAGCTATGCCGGCGGCGTCCCCGCCCTCGGCTACATCACCGCCGACAACCGTCTCGCCTTGCTGACCGGCGCGCCGCTGGAGGCCCTGATCGAGACGGCGGACATCATGCCGTTTCGGCCGGACCGCGCCTTCGTCCGCGGTGTCCGGCTCGACACGGATGCCGACGACTGGCGGATCGCCGTTGGCGGTCGCGAGACGCTGAAGCGCGCCGATCAGGTGGCCTACAAGCCGGAGACGGCCCCGACGGTGGAACGCTTCGCCCCCTGCCGGGTGTCGGCGCGCTACCATCGCGCCCGCATCCGGATCCCGGCCGGCACCGCCTGGACCTATGCCGTCGGGGTCGAACCCGATGCGACGCGGGAGGGCTTGCGATGAACCTGCCCGGCCCTCAGGAGACGAACCCCGCCCGCATCGTCTCGGCGCTGCGCGATATGGCGGAGGGGGCGACCAACGCTCTCTCGCGGACCGATGCGGTGCTCGGCACCGGCACAGCAACCCGTGTCGAATCCCGGCTCTGCGTGCCCGGCGCGCTGGTGACGTTCGCGCCGCTCGACGCGGGCGCCGCCGCCGCCGGCATCTTCCTCCAGGAGGCGGCCCGCGGCTTCTTCGTGCTCGGCCATGCGCCGGGCAGCGAGGGGCGCCGGGTGCGGTTCGAGGTTCGCCGCCCGTGATCCGCTTCTACGCCGCCCCGATGGACGCGGTCGGGCTCCTCTGGCCCCTCGTCGAAGGGCACCTCCATCGCGCCTGCGAGCGGGGCGTCGGTGACATCTCGACGGACACCCTGCGGGCCGAGTGCGAGGGGCACCGAGCCCGTCTGCTCCTGACCTGCGACGGTCCCCGCATCCTCGCCGCGGCGGTGGCCCGCTTCTGCCTCCAGGCCGACGGCTCGACCGCCTGCGAACTCGTCGCGGCCGGCGGCGGCTCGCTCTCCGCGTGGAAGCACGTCATCCCCGACTTCGAGGCGTGGGCTCGGTTCCACGGCGCCAAGAGCATCCGCCTTTGCGGCCGCCCGGGCTGGGAGCGCGTCTTCCTCGGCTACCGCCGCCGCCCCCTCGTCTCCCTCGTGAAGGATCTCTGACCATGCCCGGCGGTGGCGGCTCCAACACCACGACCCAGCAGCAGAGCCAGAAGACGGAGCCGTGGGCTCCGGCGGTCCCGGCGCTGAACGAGATCCTCGGCGGCGCCACGAAGGCCTATCAGTCTGGCGTCGGCTCGCAGGTCTATGGCGGACAGCGCGTGGCCGGGCTCGGGTCCGACACTCTCGCCGGCCTCGACATGCTGAAGGATGCCGCAACCACGGGCAACGCGACTGCGGGGGCGGCGAACGACCTCGTCGGCGGTCTGGCGCGCTCCGGCGGCACCACGGCGGCGACGCAGCAGGCCGTGGCGGGCTTCGGCGGGATCAACCCGACCGTGAGCACGGACGGCGTCGGCAGCGCGGTCGCGAAGCTGTCCGATCCGGGCAACATCGCCTCCACCACCGGAGCGAAGATGGCGGGCGGCGCCTACGCGACGGATACCGCGTCGGTGGCCGGGCTCGCGGGCGACTTCGCGACCGGCACCAGCCAGACCCAGCGCTCGCTCCAGGATGTGGCCGACGGCAAGTTTCTGGGTGGGGCGAACCCCTTCCTCGACGAGATCATCTCCCGGTCGGGCAACGAGGCAGCCACGAAGGTCGCGCAGGCGTTCTCGGCCTCGGGCCGCTACGGCTCGGGCCGCTTCGCCGGCGCGACCGCCGATGCCGTGGCCGGGATCGGGTCGAAGCTGCGCTACGACGATTACGAGGCGGAGCGCGGTCGGCAGGCCTCGGCCGCCTCGGCGATCGACGCGGCGGGCAACGCGCGCGCCGGGCTCGCCGGCAGCCTGCTCTCGACCGTCGCGGGCGTGAACACCGGGAACGCGAACATCGCGGCTACCGGCGCCGGCCTCGCGCAAGGCGCGCTCAAGGACTCGCTGGCAGGCGAGACCACGCTCGCCGGTCTCGACGCCGACAACATCACCCGCCGCCTCACTCAGGCCGGCACCCTGCTCTCGGCGGCACAGGGCGACCGTGCGGCCGGCCTCGCCGCGGCGGGTCAGGTGCCGACGATCCTCGACGCCCTGGAGCGTGGCGGCCGCACCGTCGGCGCGGTCGGCGCAGCGCAGGACGAGGCGCGGCAGAACGCCCTCGATAGCGAGCGCGAGGTCTTCGACGAGACGCAGGGCGCGCCCTGGAAGCAACTCGGGCTCTATGCCGGTCTCGTGCAGCCGACCGCCGGTCTCGGCGGCACGTCGGAAGGCACGACGACCACGAAGACGCCGAAGCCGAGCTTCCTGCAGCAGCTCTTCGGCATGGGCCTCGCGGGCGCGTCCGTCGCCTCGAAGTTCATGGGCCCTTAGTGGCCGCCTCCTCGCAAGGAACCCCGCCCGTGAGCGCATCTCCCTTCGGCTTCGGCGCATCCATGGCGCCGGAGGATCTCGCCCGCCTGTTCGGCCGGATGCCGATCGGCGCGCCGCAGGGCTTCGCGCCCGTCGCTGAGAGCGAGGCCGACGTACAGCGCCTCGAGCGGGCCACCGGCATGGTGCCCCAGTCGACTGCGCCCAAGCCCCGCGCCGGCCTCGTTGATGTCGCGCCGGCCACGCGGTCCGGCGCCATGACGGTGCCGCTGCCGCCCGCGCGCCCCGCCGAACTCTCGACCTCGGAGGCGGATCTTCCCGCCGCGGGCGCCCAGCCGATCATGGCCGCGCCCGCCCCGACCGTAGCATCGAGCCCGGCCGCGCCAGAGGGCCCGTCCTTCGGCGACCGCCTCATGAAGGGGCTGAAGGACAACGGCGATTATCTCGGCGCACTCGGTGCCGGCCTGCTCTCGTCCCCGACGTGGCACGGCGGCGTCGCCGCGGCGATGCAGTTGGCGTCGAAGAGTGACAAGGACCGGGCGGCAACCGATCTGGCAAAGGTCGAACTCGGGCTCAAGCAGCGCAAGCTCGCGCAGGAAACGTCGGCTCTCACCGGCAACGCCTCGTTCCTGAAGAAGGTCTATCCGGGGCTCTCCGATCAGGAGGCCATGGCGATGGGTTCGAATAGTTCGGCCCTCATGGAAGCCCTCAAGATCTCTCGCGATCCGAACCATGGGCGCGAGAACGATCCGGCGGTGATTCGCGCTAAGGCGCAGGCGCAGGCTGAAGGCGCGGAAGCCGGCAAGCCCGAGAAGGCGAAGTGGCGGCAGGTGCAGACGCCCGACGGCGGCACGATGCTCTACAACGAGGACGATCCGGCCCAGAACCAGATGCTCGTCCAGGGCCAGCCGGTGCGGCCGGCGACCGAGGAGGAGCTTCAGCGGTTCGGCATCGCGCCAGGTCAGGGCGTGAAGATGACAGCAAAGGATGGTCCGGTAGCGATCGGGACGCCGCCGCGCCCGCAGGCCCAGACCTTCGAGCGCTCCGACGGCACGAAGGAGACTCGCGTCCTCAACTCGCGCACGGGTCAATGGGAGGCGCCCGATCTCGATGGCGGAGCCTCAGCGCCGGCGGCAGGCAATCCCTACGCGACGGGCAAATTCAATAACGAGCAGGGCAAGGCGGCCGGCTTCTCAGATCGCATGCTCGGCTCCGAGCAGACGCTGCGCGGGCTGGAAGGGATCAACAGCGGCTTCGGCGGTGGCCTCGCGGGTACCGTGAGCGGCTGGACGCCGAACGGCATGAAATCGGCTGACCGGCAGCGCTTCGAGCAGGCGAAGCGGGATTTCGTTAACGCTCAGCTCCGCCGCGAGTCGGGTGCCGCGATCTCTCAGAAGGAGTTCGACAACGCAGATGCGCAGTACTTCCCGCAGCCCGGCGACAGCGCGGATGTGATCGCGCAGAAGCGGACGAACCGGCAGCGTGCGGTGGAGGCAATGGCCCGCGAGGGCGGCCCCTCGTACCGTCCGCATAGCGTGTTCGACGAGTCGGGCGCGATCGTACCGTATCAGCCGGGCGGCACGCCCTCCCCCGCGCCGCGCCAGCCCCTCACGCCGGCCAAGCGCCTGCGCTTCGATCCCGCAACCGGAGCCTTCAACTGATGGACGTGCCCGATATCGAGGTCGAAGGCCCGGACGGGCAGGTGTTCGCGTTCCCGTCCGGCACGGCCGATGGCGTGATGCGTACCGCCCTGCTGCGCCACTACCAGGGGGCGGGGAAGACTGCCTCGGCAGCCGATCCCGCGCCCAGCCCGAGCGCTCCGGCTCCCGCGAACGGCGGAGCTGCCGAAGCCATCGCGCGAGGACTCGTCGATGGCGTGCCGGTCGTCGGCCCCGTCGTCATGTCGGCGGCGAACAAGCTGGCGGCCGGCATCCGCTCGCTCAAGAACGACACGCGGTTCTCGGACGAGTTGAAGGGCATCGAGCAGCGCGGCGCTCAGGCTGCCGCTGAAAACCCGTGGTCGAGCACCGGGGCCTCCATGGTCGGTGGCGTGGTCGGCACGCTCCCGCTCGTCGCGGCCGCGCCGGCCGCCTTCGGTGCCGGTGCTGCGGCCTTGCCCGCACGCATGGTAGCTTCTGGCTTCTCTGGGACCGGACTCGGTGCGGCCGACTCTGCGGTTCGCAGTGATGGCGATATTGGATCGGCGGCGACAGGTGCAGCGGTCGGTGGCGCCCTCGGCTTTGCCGGTCCGGCGATCGGAGCTGGTGTCGGCAAGATTGCTGGAGCGCTGACGTCGCGGGGCCGGTCGGGCGGCCTCGTGAAGGAGGCGCTCGAAGGTGTCTCCGAGAAGGATCTGGAATCCGCGCAGTTCCTCATCGAGCAGGCCCGCAACCTGCCCGGTGGCGGCGTCGCTCTGACCCTGGACGAGGCGCTGAACGCGGCGACAGGCGGACAGGCGACGCGCGCCTCGCAGCTCGCCCGCGTCGTCGGCAATTCCGGCGGTGAGGGCGGCCGGATCATGAACGAGTTCTACGCCGCGCGGCCCGCCTCGGTGGACAACGTCGGCAAGAGTGCCTTCGACCGGGTAGCCGAGCCGAACCTGAAGCCGACGGAGGTGGGTTTCGACATCCAGGATGCGGCTCGGGCCGGCGTCGCACAGACCCCGGAGGGGCAGGCCCTCAGCGCGGCCCGCCGTGCGCAGGCGCCTCGGATCACTCCGGAGCAGGCCGGGCAGGCGATCCAGACCGATCTCGGCGGCGTGCGCGCGCTGCGCGAGGCGGCACGGGATGCGCGTGCGAACGTCGATTATCGCCTCGCCCGCGAGGCGCCGGAGAATGTCGGCGTCGAGCGGATGATCACGGTGGAGCGGCCTGGCGAGCCGGTCGTGACCCGGCCAGAGGGCTCGCCGCGCTTCAGCGACGCCGCACCGCGTCCGATGGACCCGCCGCCTGTCGTCGAGTCCTCCGCCGCGGCCGGACCGGAAAGCCTTGCCCGCTTCGTGGCGCGCTACGGCGGTCTCCGGCTCGACGGCGACGTGCTCGCCACGGATCTTCACCGCTTCAACATCCCCGGTGTCGGCAATGTCGCGCGCGAGGGCGGCAAGGGCATCGACAACTTCTGGCGCGAGCGGTTGATCGAGGCCGGCTATCTACGCCCCGATCCCGATGGGGGTGCGGCGCGGGACATCACCAACGAGCTCCTGCGCAAGCTCCAGAATGAGCAGCGCGGCTATCCCAGCTTCCCCGTTGATGATGCGCGGCAGGCCGCGGCCGTGCGCGGGCGGCAGGGGCAGGTGACGGACGAATTTCGAGCGGCGCAGTCGCAGGCGGAGAGCAGCCTGGACGAGGCGCTGAGCCGGGCCGGCGTGCCGCCGGAGAGCCTGCACCCGGAGATCCGCAGCCGCACGGTCGGCGCCCTGATGCGGGGCGAGCACGTCGATCCGCTCGACGCCTACGAGCGCACCGTTGCGGCAATGCGGGAGCCGCCGGCGCCTTACGTGCGCGGTACGACGATCACCGAGGAGATCCCGGACGTCCGCTTCATGCAGGTCGATCCTCGGCCTGCGCTGGCGGCGGTGGCGGAGCAGGGCCGCTTTGCCAAGGGCGACGTCCGGAGCGCTCTCGGCTCGGTTGAGCGCAATCTGTTCGAGCCCGGCGGCGACATAGACGGGAGCGTCGAGGGTCTGCTGAAGGCGCGCGAGCGGCTCGATTTCGATCTCAAGCAGGCCCTGGAGATCGGGGACGGCACGAAGGTGCGCGACCTGACGATCACCCGCAACGCCCTCGACCGGCAGCTCAAGCAGGTGCCGGAGGTGGCTACGGCCGACGCGAACTATGTCCGGAACTCGGCGCCCCTCGCCTCCTTCGAGCGACCGAACGCGCCGCTGAACCGGGTGACGGCGCGCGAAAACGTGCCGGGCGGTGAGCCGGGGCCGTTCCGCACCCCGGCGGAGCAGGTGCCGGAGGCGTTCACAGGGCCGACGGCGCTTCGCGAGGCCTTAGCGAACGGCGGACCTGGGACCCGTGAGGCGGTGGAGCGCCGGTTCTCGACGCAGATCCTCGACGCGGCCACCGACGCGCGAGGCGACGTGTCATCGGAGGCGCTGCGCACCGCGATGCGAGACAGCGCGGACGTGCTCGACCAGCTTCCGGCGCTCCGGGACCGTCTTTCGAACTTGGTGCTCGCCCGAGAGGGCATGGCGCGCGTCGAAGCCTCGCCGCTGGGGCAGATCGCCCAACAGCCGGACGTCAAGCATGCGATTTCGGTGCTGTTCCCGAAGAAGCTCGACGTGCTGGCGAATTCGCAAGAGGAGATCCGCTCCGCGGTCCAGGCGCTTGCCCGCAACAACCCAAAGGCGGCTCGCGAGACAGTCCGGATCTATCTGGAGACGGTCTTCAACGATGCGACGGAGACGACGAAGGGGGTTGCGAAGCTCTATGGCGGCGCCGGCTTCGCCTCGGCCGTCCGGGGCAACGGACAACGGCGCCATAACCTTGAGGCCGCGGTCCGGGCGCTCCCTGACGGCGATACCCTCTGGACCGGGCTCGACCGGATGCTGACGACGCTGGAGGCGACCGGCTACCGGCCACAGAAGGGGTCGGACACGGCCTTCAATCAGGCGATTCAGTCGCGGATGAAGGAGGGCACCGGCGCCGTCGGCCAAGCGATCACGGACGTAGTGTCTGGTGGGGCTGCGGGTGCGACCGTAGGCGGTCCGGGCGGTGCGCTCGGCGGCGCACTGGTCGGCGCTCGCCGCGGTGGCACGAAGGTCATTCAGGAGATGAGGATCCGGCGAGACGGCGAGGCGATCGCGCGCATCCTCACCGACCCGCAGGCTATCCCGATGCTGCGCCTGCTCGGAACGCAGAACCCCGGCGGGCGCGGTGCCGAGATCCTGACCTCGAAGCTGATCCAGCTTGGTGGACGTGGCGTGTCGTCTGCGGCGCAGCCATCAGCGCCGCCGCGATGAGCCCTGGCGGCGATGTTCACGATAGGACCAAGCGCCTCCAACAGCGGCGAGCGACAATAGGAGTACGAGCACCGCTCCTGCCCCGATCTTCGACGAGGCCCACTCGACCGCATCCGGCACCGTCGCATGCAGCACGGCTCGAAGAGCCAGCATAGCGGCTGTGAAGAGGACGAGGCAGATAGTGATGTAGAGGATTTTGTTTAGCGCTGGGCGCACGGATACGCTGCCTTGAAGGACTGAACGATGAAGACCCTCGCGTCCGTATGCAGGAGTTGTGGCGCACGTCGTCCGGCTTCTGTGAAAACGCGGATGTACTGCTCTGGATTCACGTTGCCGGGCGGGCACCAGAGTTGCTCTTTTTTACCAAGCCTGAATATCTCATGCATGTGAATAAGCCCGGCTATGTAGCCCGTGCAAAGATTGCTGTCTGCCTCGCATTCCTTGAGCATCATGAGGGCGTTAAATTCATTGGCTCGCAACTTCGAAGGCGGGTAGACCGCCAGCGCAACGGCGATGGCGAAAATGCGTTTGCGCGAGGAAGCGGAATTCATACCGAACATCCCGCCACGCTATCACGCCATTCGTTGATGAAAAGCGCCGGCCACCCTCAAGGAGCGGCTCTAGCCTCATCGGCGACCCCGGGGCGGGATTTGAACCCGCATACTCCTTGGCTTGGAGCCAACCCAAGGCGCTAAACCGGTCGCTACCCGGGACCTCGTGGTCATCGGTCCTGCTAGGGCACCTCTACCCACGCCGCGGCGCAAACAATCTCTAACTCAGATTTGAGCTTCGGGGAAGATGGAAGTGTCTAGCTCTTAGTTCCAGGCGAGACGCGATAGAAACAATATCCCATGTGGATAGCTGCTTAAGCTCGCAGTTTTCATCGGGGGCCGGCCAAATCTGGGTCATTTCAGGCACCTGATAGCTGGAAACAATGACGTCGTCTAACATGTCTTCCTGGTGGCTAAAGCAGTGCACGAGCAGTCGGCCAATTGAAAACGTAGTGCTTTGTGCATTAGTCACGGCAAAAGAAGGTGCAGGCGCAGAAATAGTCGGATATATTCCAACGGCTGATACGTGGAACTCGCAGGGAGCGGGCTCCTTCATTGTGGCCATCCAAACCTGCCACCCCTTGATGGGCTTTATCTCACTCCTGAACCTCGATCTCTGCGTTGCGGTTGTGCAAACAAGTCTAGGGTTCGTGAACTCCATCACGATGGTCATCATCGTAGCCCACGTTGCCACACAAGTCGCGTCAACCGAATTATTGATTGATGACCCCTCACCCCTGATAATTGGCAGCAGGATGGGCTTCGATCTATTCTGAAGTGCACTTCCCCAATTATTGTTGCATTTTGCGCACAAAATCCTCAGCTTCTGCTGTAAAAGATCCCTCCGGCGAGTGAGAGGGCCGGATCCTGCTGTGCCGAACGATCTAATGGTGTGGGCTGTATGTGAGAAACGCCATGGAACAGAGTCTCTAACCCACCTTGGAAAGATATGCTCTTCGCTTCTGGCCGGTGAATTGCAATATATACACTTTTTTGTCGAAAGTTTCATCTTTATCCAGGTTGTGCCTGGACGATAACCGTACTTTTGCAGTAGGTTAAGCATCCATCGGTTGAGTCGCATCTCCGATGGTGACTGGGCCGGGCCGCTTTCACAAGCGCCCGGCTCAACTGCTTCTGCGGCGCCCCTTGACCCGTCGGGCAAAACCCGCGATTTGATCACCGTCCCGAGCGCTGTGCGCCGGGCCCGAAGGCCGCTCCGAGATGGGCGGCCTTTCGCGTTTCAGGATGCCGCTTATGGACGCTGCCGACCGCGATGCGCTGATCGCCTCGGCCGGGCGGCTCGGGCTGACCCCTGTCGAGTGGGGCGGCCTTATGAGCTACGAGAGCGGGCTCAATCCGGGCCGGTGGGGTGGTGCCGGCGGTCGGCACCTCGGGCTGATCCAGTTCGGCCCGTCCGAGCAGAAGCAGTTCGGCGTCACTGGCCGCGAGAGCTTCCAGGAGCAGCTCCCGAAGGCGGAAGCCTTCCTCCTTGCCCGCGGCTACGAGCCCGGAATGGGCCTGATGCAGGCCTACAGCACCGTCAACGCTGGCTCGCCCGGTCGCCTGAACGCCTCGGACGCGAACAACGGCGGCATGCCGGGCACGGTGGCGGACAAGGTAAACAATCAGTTCGGCCCGCACTTCAAGAAGGTGGCCGCCTTCCTCGGCGGCGACGCGGCCATGACGATGCCAGCCGAGTCCGGTGCGGCGCCCGTCGCCTCCGGTCGCTTCGGCTTCTCCGGCATCGAGCCCTCGGCCGCGCCGGCGCCAACGATGGCGACGCCCGACGCGAAGAAAGACGACGGGCTCGACGCGGCCTCCATTCTCAAGATGCTCGCGGGCGAAAAAGGCCTCGCGTCGTTGGCCGCGCCGGCAGCGGGTGGCGCGACCGCCGCCCCGGCGCCGCCGCCCATGGTGCCGATCCAACGCCGCGCCGTCCCCTTCGACCGCGACGCCTTCCTCGCGCTGCTGCGCCGCTGACCTGACCCGATTCCGCTGAAGGCCTGACCAACCTGCACGCTGCCAGCGCTGTGGGAACGGACGGTCGCGCGCGCCTGGAGCCCGAGATGACCGGCCTTATCGACTTCTCGATTTTCGCGGCGGAGAACGCCACGGCAGCGCCTCCGATCAACTGGCCGGAGGGCATGCCGGCCAACGCCGTGAACAACTCTTCGCGGGAGGAAATGGCGGCACTGGCTCGTTGGCGGGCCGACGACAGCGGCGTCCTCGGCGCGACGATCGCCGGCAACGCGGTCTCGGTCACGACCTTTCAGGGCTTCAAGGCCAGCCACTTCAACAGCGCTTTCCGCCTCTCGTTCGCGCTGCCGCAAGAGAACACCGGCCCCGTCACGCTCAACATCGACAACACCGGGGCTCGCCCATGGCGTCGCCTCCGCGGCTTCGAGTTTGCGCCCGGCGATCTTCAGATCCTCGTCACCCATGACGTGATCTGGAACCCTGTCATCGGCGCCTTCATCTCCCGGGCGCCGACCTTCGACACGCCCGGCCGGATCAGCGCTTTCGCGACGCCCGAGGCGATCCCGCCCGGGTGGGTCGAATGCGACGGCCGAGAGCTTTCCCGCGTCTCATACGCCGCCCTATTTTCAGTCATCGGCACGGCCTATGGCGCCGGCAACGGCTCGACCACGTTCAACGTGCCGGATCTGCGCGGTCGAACCCTGTTCGGGCGCGATGGCGGCGTCGGTCGCCTGACGGGCGCCGGCGGGCTCGGCGGCAATGTCGGCAACGCGGGCGGCTCCGAGACCGTGACGCTGAACGAGCTGCAGTTGCCCTCGCATGGGCATGCGGGCTCAACGGGTGGCGCCGGCGGGCACGACCACGGCGGCGGAACGGGGCAGGCAGGCCAGCACAGCCACGGGGGCGTCACCGGCGATTCGGGCGGGCACACCCACTCGGCTTCGTCCGACCAGCAGGGTAACCACGCGCACACCGGGACGACCGACAACAACGGCGAGCACTCGCACCAGCAGGGCTATGCCGTGGGTGTGGCAGGCTCCGGATCGACCAACCGCACCGTGTCGGATCTCGCGCCTACGGGGGCGCGCACCGGCATCGGCATCACGGATGCCGCCGGCGTCCACCAGCATACCTTCACGACCGCAGACGCCGGAGCGCACTCGCACGGCATTACGGTCAACGGCGTCAGCGACCATGCCCACGTGATCAACGCGGACGGTGGCCACGCTCACACGATCCCGGGCGTCGGCGACCATACCCATTCGCTGAACATCTCGGTGACGGGCGGCAGCCAAGCGCACCCGAACATGCCGCCCGGCCTCGTCGGCGTCTTCGCGATCAAGGGCTGATCGCTCCTCCCCCTCAAAACCGGAACCCTCGAATGAGCGTCACCGACTGGTCCCCCCAGCCGGGCGGCAACGCCTTGGCTGATCGCGCCATCCCCGCCCGAGACGGCATGGCCGGCCGTGAGGTTCCGGAGGCGATCCGCGGTCTGATGGCAAAGACCGCTGCGCTAGCCCTGGATCAGGGCGGCGCCCTGGTCTCGACCGGCACCGACAACGTTTACGAGGTCGCGACGAACTCGGGCGTCTCAGCCTTGAAGCCGGGCGTCTCGATCTCGTTTTGGGCCGACCGCGACAACACCGCCGAGCCGTATCTCAATGTGGACGGGACCGGGCCGCGGCGCTGGCTGTCTGCCGACGGGCTAAGCCTGCCGGCCGGCGCGATCCAGGCCGGCCTTCTCTACACCGTCTCCTGGAATGCGGCCCTGCCCGGCACGTTGCCGGCGTGGCGCATGGTCGGTGCAGCGACAGGGTCCATCTCGACGGGCCTAGCCGGCTTCGACTTCTCCGGCACGCTGGCTGAGCGCGCGCAGTACGACGCCGAATCCAAGGGTAAGGTCTACCTCGCCATAGCGGACACGCCGCTCGGGCCGTCGTGGACCCTCTACGTCAAGCGCTCGAACGGGTTCGCCGACTGGTCCACGGGGCTGCCAATCAAGGCGAGCCCAGCGCAGTCAACGGCCGAAGCGCAGGCTGCAGCAGACCGCGCCGCTGCGCAGATCCCGCTCGTGACACAAGCGGGCGCCGAACAGGTCGCCGCTGCGCAGGCACAAGCGCAGACCGCCTCTGTGCAAGCTGCGGCATCGTCTCAGGCGCGGGCCGAGGCAGTGGCAGCCCGCGACGTTACCGAAGTTCTGAAGTCCGCCGCCGGCCAGAGCGCCGCGCAGGCCGCCGCCTCAAGCGTGGAGGCGACACAACTCGCGCGGCTCGTCGGCGCGCTCGTCTACGACATGGGCACCCTGGACCAGCCCTCCGATGGGTCCACCTCCTTTGACTTCGGATCGCTCTGATGGCTCGTACGCCCCTCCGCGTCGTTCGAGACGCTGCCGCTCGGATTGCGAGCTATGTCGGTCCCTCCGGGGAGCCGGTGTTCAACGCCGACACACGCCGCCTGCACATGCAGGATGGTGTCACCGCGGGAGGTCATCCGCTTGCGCTTCTCTCTGAGGTCCCTAAGGGCGTGAACGACCTGCCGGGCCTGCCCGATGCACTCGCAGCTCGCGCCTACCAGCCCGCCTACAAGTCGCTGGTCATCTTCGGCTCGTCGAACGGCGCGGGTATGGGTGCGTCCAGCTATACGGGTGATCCGACCGAGGCCAACGGCTGGGCCTCCCCGCCCACAAGCGCGATGGGCCTACTGACCGCAGCATTGAAGCAGCATGATGTACGGTGGCAGGCCTTCAATCGCTCGATTTCTGGATCTGGCGTAATCCAGTCTCTTGATCGGTTCTACACGGATGTGGCTCCCCACCGTCCGTCACACGTCATTCTGGGCACCCACCCGAAGAACGACGGATACGACGTGCAACGCTACTTGCGCGGCACCGAGCTCCTCTGCCGGATGTGTGATGCGATTGGTGCTGTTCCGATCATCCGGGGCGCCTACCCCGACAACGCCATGTCGGCCGATGAGTATAACCGGTGTCTCGCGCTGAACGCGGCACTCGACACGCTGGGCCGTAACCGGATCGACCACATGTCGATCATGGACGACGGCGCTGGCCACATCGTTGGCGGCTCGGCCTACCACATCGGCGACGGGCTGCACCTCAACGATGCCGGGCAGGAGTTGCAGTTCCGGGCCATCGATGTCGGGCTGTTCACCTATGGCGCCTCGATGCGCTTCGCCGACGCGGATCGGGGGTTCGCATGGCAGATCGCGCCCGCTACCACGACCGGAACCGCGATCGTTCTCAATGCGAGCGCCGGCCTTCTCAACCCGCCGCGTAGCCTCACGATGCGGGCGAGGGTGCGGAGCGGCCCTGGCTCTACCACGGCCGTCGCCCCCCTGTCGGCCTATGCGCAGGGACTCGGCACCGAGGCCGATCAGAACAACATCGTCCGCATCCGGGCGGCGAACGGCCCTTACGCCCTGGCGGATGTGGGCGGGGTCATTGGCCCCAACAGCAACGTCAACCCGAGGTCGGACGGCACGACCGTCCGCGATCTGGTGATGGTGGTGGATGCCGCCGCAAACCGCCTCTCGTTCTTCATCGACGGCGTGTTGATTTCGTCTGGCGCTCCGAATGCGGCCCTGGTCCCCTGCAAGGTCTTTGCTATCGGCGGGCGGGCGGAGCCCGGCAACGCGTTCCCGGCGTCGGGGCTGGCGATTGCCGGCGCAGGCATCTGGAACGTCCCGCTGAGCGCTACGGCCGTCGCCGAGATGTACCGGACCGGGCGGCTCCCGCCGGCCGGGCTCATCTACGGCGGTGTGCTCTCTGGGGCGCCGTCGGCGGGGGGCATCGTGCCGAACGTCGTCCGCAACAGCTTGGTCGGCCGCCTCGGCGAAGCTCCCTGGCAGACCGTGCCGAACATCTAAGCGGACCTGCTCGCCGCGCCACTCGGCCCGAGCCCACCTCCTCGACAATCGGAACCAGCATGTTCCTGCAACGCCTCGCGGTGCGGGCCGCTCTCGCTTGCCTCGTGCTCGCGGGCGCGCCCGCCTGCGCCGAAACGGCCTCGTGGTACGGGCCCGGCTTCCACGGTCGGCTCACGGCCAACGGCGAGCGGTTCGACCAGAACGCCCTCACCGCCGCGCATCGCTCACTGCCCTTCGGCACACGCGTGCGCGTCACGAGTACGGAGACCGGCCGGTCGGTGGTGGTCCGCATCAACGACCGCGGCCCCTTCGTTCGAGGTCGGTCGATCGACCTCGCCCGTGCCGCCGCCCGGGTGATCGGCTGCGGCACCTGCCGCGTCGCTCTTCAGCCCCTCTGATCCTCCCGCGCCAGGACCGCTGATGTCCCGCTTCGCCTACTACTTCGACTTCGTGTCGATGCCGGCGCTCGCGCTGGTGCTGATCCTGTTCGGCGGCGCCACGCTGCCGGGCATCCTCCTCGGCCTCGTCGCCTGGACGCTCGCCGAGTATGCGATCCACCGCGTGCTGTTCCACCGCCTGCCGCTGTTCAAGGCGGGCCACGACGAGCACCACGCCAAGCCCTCGGGCCGAACCGGCGTCACGTCCTGGCACTCGCTTCTCGTGTTCGGGGCGCTGTTCCTGCTGCTGCCGGCTGGCGTGCTCGCGGGCCTCGCCCTCGGGTATCTCGCCTACATCGCGGCTCACCATGCCGTGCATCACTGGCGGGTTGCGCCGGGTCATCTGCTCTATGGGCTGAAGATCCGGCACGCGATGCACCACCGCGGCGATGAGGTGAACTTCGGCGTCGTCACCACCGTATGGGATCGGGTGTTCGGGACGCACCGGCCTAGTCGGTCAAAACCCGGTCAAATCTAGTCCATCCGCTAAGCGCCTGATCCGCTGAGCTTTCGACCTGCTGGAGCGGGGTCGGATCGCGCCGCGGTCAAGAACTCGTCCACCCACAATCCGGAGATCTCGATGGCCGCGAGCCTGAACCGCGCCGCCTTCTATGCGGCCGTGCGCGCATCCCTGTTCGAGGGGCGTCTGAAGTCCTCGCAGGTCACCGGCATGGACGCGATCCTCGACGCCGCGCCCTCGCTGCTCGGCACCACGTCGCTCGGCTATGCGCTGGCGACCACGTTCCACGAGACGGCGCGCACCATGCAGCCGATCGAGGAATACGGCCGAGGCAAGGGTCGCGCCTACGGGCCGACCGGCTTCTGGGGGCGCGGCTTCGTGCAGCTCACCTGGGAGGAGAACTACGCCAAGGCGACCAAGCGTCTCCGACAGCTCGGCATCCTGCGGGCCGACGAGGACCTGGTGAAGACGCCGAATCTCGCGATGCGGCTCGATGTAGCTGCGGCGATCCTCTTCTACGGCATGGTCGAGGGCTGGTTCACCGGCAAGAAGCTCGCGGACTATTTCGGCGGCGGTCGCTACGAGCCGGTCGGAGCCCGCCGCATCATCAACGGCACCGACAAGGACGACCTGATCGCCGGCCAGTGCGGTCACATGGTCGATGCGCTGCGCGCCGCCGGGCATTCGGTGATCCCGACCGTAGTGAGCCCGCCCGTCACCCCCAAGCCGGGCTTCCTCGCGCGGCTCGCGGCCACCTTCACCGGAAAGGCCGCCTGATGTTCCCCGCCCTTCGCCGCCGGGCTCGGCGCTGCATGGCCGCGATGCGCGGCTACAAGGTTTATGCGGCGTCGGCCGCGCTCGCCTCCATCGATCTTGTGCCCGAGCTGCTCAATGCGACGGCCGGCGTGGATTGGTCGCCGCTGCTGCCGGAGGGGTGGGGCGTGCGCGCGGCCGGCTGGCTGGCTGTCTTGCGCCTTGTCGCGCCTATCGTGAAGGCGCGCCTGCGCAAGCCGCCGGCCGATCCGATGGGCGGGCCCCGCTGATGTGGGGACTCATCCTCTCGGTTTTGCCGGGGCTGGCCGGCAAGCTGCTCGACTTCGCCAACAAGCGTGCGGACACCGACCTCGCTCGGCATCAGGCCGATATCGGCGCCGATGTCGCGACCAACGCGCAGATGTTTCAGGCCTGGATCGTCGCCCAGCAGCAGGTGGCGGCCGCCCGGAACGCGGACCGTGCGTCCCTCCTCACGGCGTGGATGATGCCCGTCGCGTTCGCGATCGCAATTACCCACTTCGGCGCCGTCACCTTCGACTGCTTCCCGTGGCCGGGGCACGAAGTCGGATCGTGGCGGATCGCGGCCATGCCCGGCGCCTACCTCCAAATTCAGCAGACGATCATCTGGGCTGGCGTCGGCTTGGTTGGGCTGCTCGGCGTGAAGAAGACGTTCGCGCGGTAGGGCCGCGCAAAGGATACAGCTATGGACACCTCGTTCCTCTCGCCCGGCCCGATCACCTGGGCGCATGTCGTGGCGTTCGCACTGTTCCTGGTCGGTCTCGGCAAGCTCGTCGACTGGATCACGGGCAAGCTGCGCGCCGGCACGAAGGACGCGGTGTCCCCGCTTACGATCGACATGGCGGCGGTGAAGATCCAGATCGCGGCCCAGACGGAAGCCCTGCACAACTTCAAGGTCGAGGTCGCCCGAACCTACGTGACCGGCGACGTCATCACCCGGATGGAGCGCCGCATCGACGACCTCGTGACCTCGATGCGCGAGGAAATGGCCGCGACACGCCGGGAGATGCTTCAAGCGATCACGGGGCGCCGGCCCGACTGATCCCCACTATCCACATCCGTCCACATACCGCCCCGGGGCTTCGGCCTCGGGGCTTTTTTCGTGCGTGCTGCCGGCCGGCCGCTCGTATCCCTCCCACGCGACCATGGCGACCCAATACGTCATGCCGCCATTGTCGTGGGCGGTGAGCCTGCGCATCTCCGCGCGCCAGTTTCGCTCCAGCGCCCAGGCCGCGCGTAGCGCCTCGATCGCCTCCTCCTTCGTGTGCCGGAAGCCGCTCTCGGTCTTGCTCGGCTTCGTCATGCCGACGAACTGGCGAACGCAGGTGATCGTCCAGTACCAGCGCGGCGGAGCGGGGATGCTGTCGTTGCGGTAGATCCGGCCGACCACGATGCCGCGGACCTCGAGCGTGAAGTCGGGGCCCGGCTCGAAGGTGTGGCGCCAGACCTCGGCGTCGGGGTCGGTCACCACAGGCGCAGCATCCGGGTGGCAAGCGCGAAGAAGCCGAGCGCCCAGCCTGTCAACACGAGCCAGTGCCACCAGCGCATGGGCTTCGGTTGATGCCGCGGGCGCTCCTCGACGTTGGCGAGGTAGCGATCAAGTTGCGCGGCGGGCGAGTCCTCAGGCTCGCTCACGCCTTCTGCGCCCGCGCCAGCAGGATCGCGGTGCGGACCGCCGCGCGCTTTAGGTTCTCGCTCGACTCGGTGTTAGCGACGACCTCGCTCGCCCATGCGTGTCCGGCGACGGCCGCGGCGAGGTCGAGGCTGTAGCCGTCGGCGATCGGGTGGGCGGTGGTGCCGGGATCGGCCCGGTACGCCTCGACAGCCGCGTTCACCTGCTCGTCGGTGACGGCCTTGGCCTTGAACAGTTCGCCGACGGTGGGGTTTAGATCAGCCATCCCGCGAGCCTATCCCGCCGGCATTTGACCCGCCAGGACACCCGCGTCACAGCGTCGAAGGGAGGCCATTTCCGCTTTGCGAAACCCGTCTAACCCACTGATAAACCTAGCGGCCAATTTTCGGTCTTTTGCAGAAAATACATTGAATTTCAGCAAATCGAGCCTGTCTGGGGGACAGGGGGTCGTCGGTTCAAGTCCGGCCACTCCGACCATCTTTTCGCGAAGTCCGCCTCCACATCGGTGGACGATCGCGCCGCACGGCCATCCCACCGACTTCCACTCCGAGATCGCTGCCGCGTCCTTTAGGACGGTGCGGCCTTATGGCCAGGACCCGTCGGTTCGTGACCGCGGATCGGACTTGCGCAGCGTCACGATGGTCTCCCGCAGCCAGCGCTGACTCGGCACCGCGTCGTTGGAGGCATGCCAGATCATCGAGATGGAGACGTCCGGCAGCGTGATCGGCGCCGGGCTCACGGTGAGCCCCATGCTGTCGGCGAAGAAGCGCGCGAGCCGCGCATGCATCGTGGCGATGACCGGCGCCTGCCGCACCACGAAGGGCATCACCGAGAAGCGCGGCGAGGTCAGCGCGATGACCCGCTTGCGGCCGATCTTGGCCAGTGCGTCGTCCACCACGCCGTGGGCGCTCTCCACGAGGCTGGTCAGCAGGTGGGGCAGCCGCACGTAGTCGTCGAGGGAGATCGGCGCCGTCACGCCGACGAGGTCGGCGTTGAAGATGCAGAGGTAGCTCTCCTTGTTGAGGATCCGGCGCTTGTGGTGCGTCTGGCCCTGCTCGAACACGCCGATGCCGAGATCGACGCGGCCGGTATCGAGGTCGTCGAGGATGCGGTGGCGATCGACCGTGTGCAGCAGGAGCTTCACGCCGGGCGCCACCGCCTGCAGATGCGCGATGAGGGTGGGCATCAGCAGCACCTCGGTCGAGTCCGGGATGCCGAGGGTGAAGGTGATGTCGGCCGTGGCCGGATCGAAGGCGTCGGGCGGCGCGGTGATCTCTTGGATCTGCGCGAGCGCCGCCTGCACCGGCGCCATCAGCGCCAGCGCCCGCGGAGTCGGTCGCATGCCGTCGGGGCTCCGCGTCAGCAGCTCGTCCGAGAAGGTGGTCCGCAGCCGTCCCAGGGCGTGGCTCATCGCCGACTGGCTGATGCCGATCCGCCCCGCGGCCCGGGTCACGCTGCGTTCCGTCAACAGCGCGTCAAGGGCGACGAGCAGGTTGAGATCGAGCCGACCGAGATGCACGTGATCGATGCGCAT